GGTCGCCTCGCGCGGCCGCGAATTCAGATACCGCTAGAAATCAAACAGTTTTCGTAGGCGGGCCGGGTTGACCATGGGTAAGGGGTAGCTATATGCCACGTGGAGGCGCGCGTGTTGGGGCTGGCAGGCCGCGGAAGGACGAGCGGGCGAGGCGGCTTGATGGGGGGGTGGATCGTCGGGGGTCTAAACCTGGTACGGCTGTGGAGCTGGGCGAGACGGTTGTGGTTGAGCCACCGGACACGCTGACGCCAGGGGAGCTTGCGGCGTGGTTGGTGAATGCTCCGCATGCCGCAGCGGCTGGGACACTCACCGCAGCGACCGCCGATGACTTTGCGGCGCTCTGTGCGCTGGAGGTTGAAATGGTGGCTGTGCTGGCTGAACGTCGTCTGGAAGGCTGGACGAATTACGGGCTGGCGCTGGCACGGGAGTATCGGGGCCTCGTGACCCGCGTGGAGAACAAGCGGCGGGCGTTTCGGCTGGCTCCGATGGGCAAAGAGATGGTGGCGTCGGCTGCTCCAGCCGATGACTTTTCCGAGTTTGATGGCCCGCGGCTGGTTAAGGGCGCATGAATCCGATTGATGCCTACGCGCGGGCGGTGGTGGCCGGGGACGTACCGGCCGGGAAGTATCACCGTCTCGCATGTGCTCGGCATCTCCGGGATCGGCAACGAGAGGGCACGCCTGGCTTTCCGTATCGATTCGAGTTCGTACGTGCGGAGCGATTCTTCCGGTTTGCGAGTAAGCTGAAGCATTACAAGGGGGAATGGGCGGGACAGTTTATCGTCCTGCAGCCCCATCAGCAATTAAGGTTGGGGTCGCTGTTTGCGTGGGTGCACATCGACACTGGGCTACGTCGGTTCAGGACAGCCTACAACGAAATTCCCAGGAAAAATGGCAAGTCGCTCGAGGCGGCGATCGTCGCGCTGTATGTGACGTTCTTTGATGGCGAGCCCGGCGCTGAGGGGTATTGCATCGCCACAAAACGCGAGCAGGCCAAGGTTGTCTTCAATGATGCGAAGCGGTTGGTCAAGCGGAGTGGATTGAAGTCGCGGGTGACGGGGTCTGATCAGAAGCACGGCAATTTGTACCGAGAGGATTCCGAGTCGAAGCTGGAGCCACTCGGGGCTGATTCTGAGTCGACGGACGGCCTCAACCCGAACCTGTTGATCAACGACGAATTTCATGCACAACAGAATCGCGATTTGCTGGACGTTATGGAAACGGCCACGGGTGCCCGCAGTCAGCCGGTCAACTTTCAGATTACGACCGCTGGATCAGATCCCGTCTCGCCATGTGGGGATCAGCACGATTATGCATGCAAAATCTTGGATCAGGTCATTGCGGATGAGACGTTCTTCGCGTTCATCGCGCATGCGGACATCGCAGACCCGGATCGACAGACAAAAGCCGATGACTGGACGGACGAGCGGACATGGCGAAAGGCAAACCCAAACTACGGCATTTCGGTAAAACCAGACGACCTCAGGGCGTTGGCAACCAAGGCGACGCACATGCCAGCGGCGGCGGCAGCGTTTCAGCAAAAACGCCTGAATTTATGGGTCAACGCCACCGCGCCGTGCCTCTCGATGGATGGCTGGCGGCAGGGGCAAAGCGACTGGTCAATTGAGGACATGAAACACGAGTCCTGCTATGTCGGGGTGGATCTGGCGTCCAAGATCGACCTCTGCGCGCTGTCGTTCGTCTTTCCGCCGGTGGTTGGTCGGCCGTCCTGGCGGCTCCTTCAGTACATCTGGACCCCTGAAGCCACGCTGAAAGAGCGGGGCCGGCGAGATCGGGCGCCGTATGACGTGTGGCTGAAACAGGGCTGGCTCCGAACACAGCCAGGCGTCGAGCTCGATCACAACGCCATTCGGGAGGTGATCGTCCAGCACCGGGAGGATTTCGATATCGAGCAGATCGGCTTCGACCCGTGGCATGCCCATGACGTGATCCGGGACTTGAAAGTCGAGGATGGATTCGCCGAAGACAAGGTCATCGCGGTTCCGCAAACCTACGCCGGTATGAGCGCGGCAGAGACCACTTTTCAAGCCGCCGTGCTCGGGGCCCACGTCGACGCGCGCGGGTGTCCAGTGACAACGTGGTCGGCCTCAAATGTCGTGAAGCAAGAAGACGGGAAGGGCAACATCTTCTTTACTAAGAAAAAGAGCCGTGGGCGCATCGACCCGATCAAGTCGGCCACGACTGCGATGAGCCTGGCGCTACGTGCGCCGGCTGTACGTCAACCGGCATTTCAGATGCTCGTGCTCGGAGGGGCGCGGTGAGTTTAGCTGCCGACAATCTCTTGGCGGAACGGCGTCAATTAATTGCGATGCGCGCTACGTATGTCTCTCAAATGAACGAATTGATGCTGAATGCCTTTGGGCGCGGCGAGCCTCTAACCGAGAGGGACGGAGAGTGGTTCGATTGGTTGATGGCGCGAACCAGAGAGCTGGAAGCAACAATAGAGGACTTATGGATTCAAGAAAGCGCAGAACGCGACCGCGACTTTCGAGTCCATGCTGAACGTATCGCAACAGCGTCTCTGGCGTCGCAGCCATGGACGTGGACTCCTCCGAAGTCTCGGCCCCATGCTATCCGTTGTTCGGATCGAAATGGCGGCTCACAGTGCATGAATGCCGCGAAAGATGGACTCACAATTTGCGGTTGGCATGCAGCACGCCAGAAACAGCAACGGCCACAATCGCTGAGACGCGAGCCCGCGCCAGCGCTGCCACGCGGTCGTATCTGGACTCGGGACGATCAGTTCACGCTGCCTGTTGATGACAGAACACCTGTCCCGATCCGTGAGCTTGACGAAGACGCCGATCATGCGACACCGCTCATTGACATTGAACTAGAACAACGCGCTAACTCGTTGATTTCGCATCACTACAACACGATGGGACGTCGGCGCAGTCGGCGGTACGAAGGATACGGAGGCGCGCGGTAAATGGCTCGACCTCCAGGTCGCCCGCCGCTCGACGAGCACGACTCTTCCGTGCAGGTGGGCGTGACCTTGCCTTCCAAACAATTCGACGAACTCTGCAAGCGGGCACTCCGTGAGGATGTCAGCGTACCGGAGATTGTCCGGCGCCTGCTGTACGGCAACACCTACGCCATCCAAGAGAAAAAATCCAAAAAATAGGCGGTTGCGCAAGCCAAGGCCCAGACTTTAGGCGTGCAGCACCGCGCCTGGGCGACGCTCGAGATCAAAGCGGTCGATGCCGAACAGCGCATCATCGAAGGCATCGCCAGCACACCCTCGCCTGATCGCGGCGGCGATGTCATGGAGCCGTCTGGGGCGCAATTCACGCTGCCCATTCCGTTCCTCTGGTTTCACAACGACGAGGATCCCATTGGCGAGGTGTTCGCGGCGGATGTGCGGCCAGATGGCATCTACATCAAGGCGCGCGTCTCCATCGTTACCAAGCCTAGCCGGCTGAAGACACTTGTCGATGAGGCATGGTCCGCCTTCACCGCGCAACCGCCGCTTGTCCGTGGCCTCAGTATCGGCTGGAAAGAACTTGCCTCCGAACCCATTCAGGGCACGCGGTTTACCCGTGTTCTGAAGTGGATCTGGGGTGAGTTGTCCGCCGTGACGGTCCCGATGAACACCGACGCCACGATTCTTTCCGTCAAGCAATTCGATCTGGCCGCGTCAGGCCGTCACTCGCCCGGCGATACGGGCACGCTCCCTGTCGTGCGCGTGCAGAAAGACGCGCAAGCTATGCCCACTACCGTTCCAGAACAAATCACGGCTTTTGAGAATACCCGCGCGGCGAAAGCGGCGCGGATGACCGAGCTGATGACCAAATCCGCCGAGGCCGGCGTCACACTCGATGCGGCGCAGGCCGAGGAATATGACGGACTCGATGCTGAAGTAAAAAGCATCGATGTGCATCTCACGCGCCTGCACAGCCTGGAGAAAGCGAATCTGGCGACGGCCACGCGGGTTACGAATACGACCAGCACCGTCACGGCCTCCGACATGCGCGGCGGCGCATCGAATCCAGTTATCACTGTCAAGGCGAATGTCCCGAAGGGGACGGCGTTCGCCCGCATGTGCATGGCGCTGGCAGCCGGGCATGGGGATTCCTACCTGACCCTGCAGTACGCGAAGCAGTGGAAGGACTCGACGCCGGAAGTCGAGCAGATGGTCGAGTATATGTGGCGGACCAAGGCCGCCGTCGCAGTTGGAACATCAACTGATGCAACGTGGGCAGGCCCGCTGGTCGTCACGCAGCCGCTCAATGAGTTCTTGGAAATGCTCAGGCCGCGCACGCTGCTCGGGCGGATCCCGGGCCTCCGGCAAGTTCCGTTCAACGTGTCCATTTCCACCCAGACGACGGGCGGAACCTATGGATGGGTGGGCCAGAACAAGCCCAAGCCGGTCACGAAAGCCGACTTCTCCACCATCACGGTGCCGTTCGCCAAGGCGTCAGGAATCATCGTGATGTCGGAAGAGCTGGTGAAGCTGTCCACGCCATCCGCAGAAAACCTTGTCCGCGAGGAAATGATTGCGGGCATGGGGGCATTCCTGGATGTGCAGTTCCAGGACCCGGCGGTCGCGGCGGTGGCCAACGTCAACCCGGCGAGTATCACGAATGGCGCATCCACCGCGGCGGCGACCGGCGTCACGGGCGCGGCGGCCAAGGCCGATCTCGCGGCCTCGGTGGCAGTCTTCACGGCGGCCGGCATTCCGCTGGAGGGCTCCGTGTGGTTGATGAACGATTCGAACGCATGGGGGTTGAGCATTGCGGTGAATGCCCTTGGGCAGCCGTTGTTCCCAGGCATGACCGCGATGGGCGGCACGCTCATGGGGATGCCGGTCATCGTCAGCAACAGCTTAAGCACGCGCGTGGTGCTCCTGCATGCCCCGTCGATCCTATTCGCCGATGACGGCGGCGTGAGCATCGATGTCAGTCGGGAAGCGTCGGTGCAGATGGACAGCGCGCCGACCGATGTGGTGGACGCGACGACGGTGTACTTGAGTTTATGGCAAAGAAACCTCGTGGGATTGCGTGCAGAACGCATGATCACCTGGATCAGGGCACGTACCGCAGCTGTCCGTTACATAACGGCAGCTGCGTATATTGGAACGTAGTACAGTGGTGGGGCGCGTCTAGGCTTAGCGGCCGAAAACCTGTTTCCTAGCAGGCTGACGCGCAACCACTCTAGGAGCAGCTTCTATAGGAGGAAGCCATGCAACGCATTACGCGCAAAGCCGCGAAGGCGGCCGGTCTCAAGTATTACTTCACCGGCAAGCCGTGCAAGCGCGGCCACATCGACAAGCGGTTTGTTGTTACTAGGCGGTGCATGACTTGCAATTCCTTTAACGTGAAGGAATGGGTAATCAGGAATCCTGAGGCGAATCACGCACGCGTTAGGAGATACCAAGTTAGTCATCGTGAAGCGATGCGTCGGATTGATAAAAAATGGTCCTCGACTCATCGAGGAGCTAGGCGGAAGAACGAGATCTCACGGCGCGCCAGAAAGAAGCGCGCGTTTATTGAGCATGTTGATCCGTTGGTTGTATTTGAGCGCGACAAAGGCATGTGTGGGATATGTGGAATTACAGTGAATAAAAACAGCTACCACATAGACCACGTGATCCCTCTCTCTAAAGGCGGAGCGCATTGTTACGCTAACGTTCAGCTGGCTCACGCGCAATGCAATATTGCCAAGAGAGATGCACTGCCTAAAGGACAAGCGACACTATTTCAAGTGGTCACTAAATGAGGCTCGCTATTGGCGGCCCTACTCGCGACACCGTGCCGGCTTCCTTCGCCGTCGATCTCGCGCAGCTCTATGCGAAGACGAAAGCATGTGGCCTGTGGTCGACGGTGACCATCGGCTTTATCTCAGCAACCTATATCCATGCGGGCCGGGAATTTTTCTTGGAATCGACGCTGAAGCAAGGCGCGACGCATGTGCTCTGGCTCGATACCGATATGAGTTTCCCGCCGGAGACGGCGATCCGGTTAGCGCTGCACGATCAGCCGATCGTGGCGTGCAATTACACGACGCGTGACGGGTCCGGGCAGTTCACTGCGATGCGCAGAGAGACTGACGCGCATGTCCCGACACGCGTGGAGACACGGGCGGAATCGACCGGGCTCGAGGCCGTGGATGCCGTGGGCATGGGCGTGTTTCTGATGCGGGCGGATGTCGTGGCGACGATTCCACAGCCGTGGTTCGTCCACGGACAGAACACGATCACGCGGCGGGACATCGGAGAAGACATCATGTTCTGTCGAGCCCTGCGCGCGGCGGGGCACACGATTTACATCGACCACGATCTATCGAAAGAGATTGGGCACATTGGCCAGTACACCTACCGAGCGCCCCTTGAGACTCCGGTCGCCGTTTAACGGGTTGCCGTGGACCGTGCCGGCTGATGCGACGCCTGAACTGGTCGAGGAGTTGCTGAGGCGTGGCTTCACGCGGATCGAGGATGAGCCGGAGCCGGTGAAGGCCAAGGGGAAGCGCGATGTTTGACGGCGTTCATGCCAGCGCAAGGATGCCTGAGTCCTTCGCGTACACCGCTCGAGTTGAGACGCCATCTGGCATCACCGTGAACGATCCGCTGACACAGGGCTGGTTTCATCATGGCGCCAAGATTCTGTCGTTGGTGGAGCAGCATCGGCCGGTGGTCTGTGTTGAGCTGGGCTCGTGGCTGGGCGCATCGGCGATTCCGGTGGCTCGATCCATTCGACGTTGGGGCGGGACGCTGACCTGTGTCGATACATGGTCTGGCGATGTGTACCGGGCGCCGAATGAACCGCAGGCCCCGCTGATGATTCTTAGTTGCGCGCGGAACATGGTACAGGCCGGCGTGAGCGCCAATGTGCGGTTGATTCCATCGTCCACGCTCGATGCCGCGGCGTGGTGGGACCAGCCGATTGATTACCTGTACGTCGATGCGGATCACAGCTACGAATCAGTCTTGGCCGATCTGCTCGCGTGGGTGCCGCATGTGAAGCCAGGCGGCCTCATTCTTGGCGACGATTACGGGAGCGATATGTACCCTGGCGTGCTGACAGCCTGGGACGAATTTGAGTGTCTGTATGGACTCAGGCTGACGCGGTATCAATCGAATCCTCCTGACACGCACGGCATCCAGTTGATTTATGGCACGGTCTAAACCGAAGGCGCGACCGGCGGTGAAGAGGCGGCCTATGGCCACGGCGCGACCGCGGCCGCGGCCGAAGGCACCACCCACCAAGAAGGCACAAGTACAGAAAAGGACTCGACCGATGGCTGACGCGAAACCGAAGACCGTCTCCGTGACGGCGCTCAAGTACCACACGCTGAACGGCAAGGAATACAAGGAAGGCGCCACGTACGACGTCGATGAGACGCAGGTCGAGAACCTCGTCGCTCAGGGGATGGCGAAGCCGACCGAACAGGTCGAACAGGAAGCCGCCGCAGCGAAGGCGGCAGCCAAAGCTGCAGCCAAGGTCATGACGAAGGGCGGCACGTAGGGCGATGACGAGCCGAGAGACCGCTGTCAAGCTGGCGCCTTGGCTGCAACATTCGCGCGAGTGTCCGCGCAGGACTGACACGTCTGAGGAGTGCGCGTGCGGGCTCAATGCGGTCCTCCGACGCGCGCGCGATGAGACGAGCGGATCCTCGTATATCCAGCTCACAGATAAGCGTATCGCGGAGTTGAAAGCATCGTGGACACGCGCATCGATCGGTAGAGACTGATGCAGATCGGCCCGTTCACCATCGCGCGCACGAAGGCGCTCCAGCTTGCGCCGCTGAGCCAGAGCGGTAATGGCTGGTTTCCGTGGGGCATCATCCGCGAATCGTTCACGGGCGCCTGGCAGCGGAACGTTGAGTTACGTCTTGACGATGTCATGACGAATCCGACGTTGTTCGCGTGCCAGACACTGATTGCGGCGGATGTCGCCAAGTTGTGCCTGCGGTTGGTCGAGCAAGACGAGCATGGGGTATGGACACCGATCGAATCGCCGGCTTTTTCGCCCGTGCTGCGTCGGCCGAACCATTACCAGATCGTCACCAAGTTTGTCGAGCAGTGGATTCAGTCGAAGCTCTCGCAGGGCAACACGTACGTCTTACTCCAACGCGACAACAGGCGCATCGTGCGTGCCATGTATGTACTGGACCCCAGTCGCGTGACACCGCTGGTTACTCCGGCCGGAGACGTGTACTACGAGCTGAAGCGCGATGACCTGTCTGGTATCACGCAAGCACGATTGGCGGTGGATGGTATCGCTCCGGATCGAGTACTGGTTCCAGCCAGCGAGATTATCCATGACCGTATGGTCTGCATCTTCCATCCCCTTATTGGGGTAACGCCGATTTACGCGTGCGGGCAGGCGGCGTCGCAAGGGCTGACCATCCAGAGCAATTCCAATAAGTTCTTCAGCAACGGCAGTACGCCCGGTGGTGTGCTGACGGCACCAGGCGCTATCGCGCAGGAGACGGCCGAACGGCTCAAGGCGTATTGGGAAGCGAATTACACCGGAGACAACGTTGGGAAGATTGCCGTCCTCGGTGATGGCTTGAAATATGAGGCGATGCGCCAGACGGCGGTCGATTCGCAGCTGATCGATCAGTTGAAGTGGAGCGATGAGCGCATCTGCTCGACGCATCACGTCCCGCCGTACATGGTGGGCGTTGGTCCGCCGCCGCCGTATGCGAACGTCGAACCGCTGCTGCAAGCCTATTACGCGCAGTGCATTCAAAGCCTGCTGGTGAATTTCGAGAACTGTCTTGATCACGGGCTCGGCCTGGACGAAAAGATCGAGGGCAAGCAGTACGGGACCGAGTTCGATATTGATGATCTAATTTGGATGGATACCGCTACCCGTAGTGCTGCGGCCCAGACTGCGATCACCAGCGGGCTGTCGTTCAACGAAGTTCGGAAAAAATACTACGGTGTTGGCCCCGTCAAGGGCGGGGAGTCGCCGTTGTCACAGCAACAGAATTATTCAATCGCCGCGCTGGCGGAACGGGATGCCAATGATCCCTTTGCCAAGCCTGCGCCAACACTCCCGCCTGCTGATAACGACGACACCGCGGATGACGATGACGAGATGGCGGCCAGCGTCGGCGATCTGCTCCGGAAAGAGCTGGAGTTGACCGCGGCATGACCGGCAAGGACCTGGCGGTGGTCGTGCGCGGGATCGCGCCAGTCGTCCGCGAGTACGTGACGCTTGGTCTCAGCGGGTTGTCGGCGCGGTTGGACGCGCTGGAACAGAAGACGATCAGCGTGGGCCGCGATGGGCGCGACGGGGCGCAGGGTGAGAAAGGTCTCGACGGCCAGCCTGGGGCGCCTGGGGAACGTGGCGCGGAAGGGCCAGCCGGCCCGCCAGGACGCGACGGAGCGGCAGGCGAGCGCGGAGCTGATGGTCAGCCTGGGATCGCCGGCGAGAGAGGACCAGAGGGTCCGGAAGGCAAGCCTGGGCGAGACGGCCGCGACGGCTTACCGGGTGTGCCAGGGCTAGCGGGTGAAAAGGGCATGGACGGACGCCACGGAAACGACGGGGCTGATGGGCTGGGCTTTGACGATCTGGCCGTACTCCACGACGGGGAGCGCGCCTTTACGTTCCGGTTCACGAAAGGGGATCGGGTGAAAGAGTTCGCCTTCTCCATGCCGGTTGAGCTGTACCGCGGGGTGTACGTGGAAGGGAAGACGTACGACCGCGGCGATGGGGTGACATGGGCTGGGTCCGAATGGCACGCGAACGAGACCACGAACACCAAACCCGGTGACGGCTCGAAGGCATGGACGCTGAAGGTCAAGCGCGGACGTGACGGCAAGGATGGCCGTGATGCGCCACAGGCACCGCCAGTGGTGTCGATCGGAGTGCGGTCATGAGTCTCTATATGGCGTACGTCCTTTCGCACCAACCAGACGGAACGCGCCAGCCGATGCACTCATTGTTGGGATGGGTGTGCGTCTTAGTGCTGGCAGTAGTGATATTCGGTCTCACTTGGTTGGCGGTGTCGTAATGGCCCTCGTCTCCTTCACCGTCGCCAAGGACCATCTGCGGATCACGGACACCGATCACGATGGCGACATCCAGACGAAGCTCGAACAGGCCAGCGGGATCGTTCTGGACTATCTCAAGAATCGGCTGACCGCCATCGCGTTGATCTCCGTGGCGAACCCGACTGTTATCACGACCAGCGTGCCGCACAGCCTGATCTCTGGCGGGACATATACGTTGGCTGGGACTACGACGACGCCGACGGTGAATGGTCCGCGCGTGGTGACGGTGACGAGTCCGACCACGTTTACGGTGCCGGTGGCTGTCACGATCGGGCAGGCGGACGCGGCTGGAACGGTGGGGTCGCCAGCGTGGACGGAAGAGACCGCGCCGCTTCCCCTGCAGTCCGCGACGCTGCTGATGTTGACAAGGTTGTATGAACACAGGGGAGACGATGAGAAGGCGGACGAAGATTGCTGGCTTGCCATTGAGCGTTTACTGATCCGGTCTCGCGACCCGGCCCTGGCATGACTCGAGGACAACGGCGCCATCTCGTGACGCTGCAGGGCCCAGGGGTCGCAGTACAGGACGGGGACGGGGGATGGACACGGGCTTATACGAATCTCTCACCGGCGACGATGGCGGCTTCGATCGTTCCTGCCACCCAGCGAGACCTGGAGCGCCTCGTCGCCGGTACCGTCCAGTCGTCGGCCACGCATGTGGTGACTATCGACTATCACCCCCAGGTCACGACGCAGACACAAGTGTTGTTCAACGGGCGGACCTTGCATGTGAACAGCGTCCAGAACCTTGAGGAGCGGAATATCGAACTCGTGCTGATCTGCGAAGAAGTGGTGCCGTAAATGGGGCTGCTCGAGCTGCTCATCGTGATTCTCATCTTGATGTGGATGGTCGGGTACTTCGTCGTACCCGTGGGCGGATCACTGATCCATCTGCTGCTCGTGATCCTTGTCATGGTGATTCTCGTGCGTCTTATTCAGGGACGGGCGGTCTGATGGCGAGCCGAATGGTCTGGACCGGCATGGCCGAATTCAAGCAGCAACTGCGCAACCTGCCTGCGGAGTTGGTCGGCGAAGCCTCGCGCATCGTCGAAGGGGCCGGGAACGCGGCGGCCTTTGACATCAAATCCGGGTACGGCGTGCATCGTCACACCGGCAACCTGCAAGATCACGTGACGGTTGAGCACAAGACGGGCGGCTTCATCGCCAGCGCGATTGTGAAGTCGACGGCACGCCATGCGCATATCTTCGAGTTCGGGTCGCAGGCGCGGTACACGAAGTCCGGCAGCTTTCGCGGACGGATGCCGCCGGGGAACATCTTCATCCCGCGGATGATCAAGTGGCGGCGGCGGATGTTCGAGGAGCTCAAGGCGATGCTCCAGCGGCACGGCCTATTGGTCACGGGTGAGGCGAACGCGAGGGCGGCGTAATGCCGGACTCCTCCGACATTGATGCCGCTTTGGTGTCCAAGCTGGGCGCCGATGCCGCGCTGCTGAATCTGATGAAAAACGGTGTGTACGTGGACCAAGCGCCGCCTGGGTCAGAGCGATTCGTAATCATCTCGTTGGTCGAGGAAGTCGATGATCGGCAGTTCGGCGGGCGGTCACACGAAGACGCGCTGTATCTGGTCAAAGCGGTGGCGCTCTCGACAGCCACGCCACCAGTCGGAGCCAGCATTAGCGCAGACGCCAAGAGCGCTGCAGCCCGGATTGATGCACTGCTCGAGGGTGGGACATTGACGGTGGCCGGCTACACGCTGATGGCGTTACACCGGGAGAGTCGGATTCGGATCACGGAAGTCGACGACGTTGACCCGGCGATTCGCTGGTTCCATCGGGGTGGGCAGTACCGCCTCGTGATGAGCACGTAAGGAGCAGATCATGCCGCTTGAAGCGGATATTCACCTCAGTGTCACTGGCCGTCACACCGGTACGCTCGATCTTGGCACGCCCGTGCTCCCGTTTGCCCTCGCGACTGCCATCAGCCTGACGAATGGCACCGGGGCAGCCCAGGCGGATCGCGTGTTCACCGACACACGAACGCTGGCCGCCAGCGCGACGGAAGATCTCGACCTCGCAGGCGTCCTCACGGATGCCTTCGGCGCAGTGATCACGTTCGCGAAGATCAAGGCGGTCGTGATCAAAGCGGCCAATGGGAATACGAACGACGTTAACGTCGCTCGGGCGGCTGCGAACGGTGTGCCGCTCTTTGTCGCAGCTGGCGATGGGCTGGGCATCAAGCCGGGCGGGAGCTTTGCTTGGTTCTGCAGCGGCACCGGGGTGACGGTGACGGCGGCCACAGGCGATCTATTGACGATCACCAACAGCGCTGGCGGCACGGGCGTGACGTACGACGTCGTCATCATTGGGACGAGTGCCTAAGGCACTGGAGGAGAGCACATGGCACGACGACATGGCAGCACGGGGCAGATGTTGATTGACCCAGCCGGCGGCACGGCCTATGTCGCCGTGGGCGCCATCAACGCCTGGACGCTGGACCAGACGCGCGACACGGTCGACGTGACGGCCTTTGGCGACGCGAACAAGCAGTACGTCGTCGGCCTGCCAGACGTCAAGGGCACCTTCGGCGGCTGGTGGGATGACACTTCGACGCCGACGGCGGTGTTTGACGTGGCGGGCGGGGCGACACCGGTCGGGCTGAAACTCGTGCCGACGTCGCTGACCGCGACGATCTTCTTCAGCGGGCTGGCGTACCTGGACGCGTCCATCGATGTGAGCGCGACTGGGGCGATCGGCATCAGCGGCAACTGGGTCGCGGCCGGCCCGTGGACGCTCGCGCCGTAAGCCGTGCTGCGCGGCAGTATTCGTGGCGTCGTGGGCTACGTCCGGTGGGCGTACTACGACGCCGCCCGCATCGATGGCTACACGATCACGCGCGAGGGTTCACGGTGGACCGTGACCGGACGTGTCGTGTTCTCCGATTCGTTCAAGATGACGCGTCGGCCGCTGATCTTTGTCGCGCCTCACAAGCACGGCGAATGGCGCTGGCCGATGCAGGAGTTCGAACTCAGGGACGGCGTGGTGACGGCTCAATTGGGTGCGCCCGAGGAGGTGAGTCATGGGGTCCAGTCGGTTCGTTCGGCCTGAAACAACCACACTCCAGATTTCCAACGGGGACTGGCTGCTCGTCAAGCGGCGGTTGAATCACGGCGAGCGCTCTGCTGCCTACAACCGTCTCGCGGTGGCGCGTGAGAACGGCACGTACGCGGCCACCCGCTTTCTGGTGCAAGTCACGAATTACCTGATCGATTGGTCCCTGACTGATGAGCAGAGCGCGCCAGTCATCGTTCGTGGCAAGTCATTCGATGAGCTCACCGCGATCCTCAACGCGCTGGATCCTGATGACTTCACTGAAATCAATGACGCCATCGTGGCGCATGAGACGGCCATGGCGGCCGAGCGCGCCGAAGAAAAAAAAACCAGCTCTGGCGTGACGGCGTCATCAGTGATCTCGTCATCGCCAGGCATTTTGGTTGGCGCTACGAGTGGGTCCGTGAGCTAGACCAGGACGTCCATACCATCATCGTGGAAGAGTTGAATAAAGCCCATGCCGATTAGCGGAAAGCTGATCGCTGATTTCGACAGTTTCCATATCGCCACGGACAAGGCGCTGGGCGACTTGCGCTCGCTTGAAGCTGGTGCCGGCAAGGTCGGTCCTTCACTGGACCGGATGACGACACAGGGTACGAGTGGCTTGACCACATTCCATCAGGGGTTGAGTCAGGCGGATAAGGTACTCGCCGCCTTCGGCGTACGCATCGGTCCTGAAATCCAGGCTATTCGCGAACTCGGGGATGCCTCCAGCAAGACGGCGCAAGAGATCGGATTGATCGGCACGGCTGGCTTGGCACTCGGTGCCGGCTTGGCGGGATGGAAAGTCGGCCGGATGATCGCGGATTTCTTCGATCTGGACAAGACGATTGCCGATGCAACGGCAGCGATGATGGGGTGGGGCGACGTGGCTGGCGAAGAGGCCGGGGCCAAGATGGACGTGTTGGCACGCGCCACAGCCACGGCTGGCCGGGAGATCACCGATCTCACCGAGGCTATGCGTATCAACGCTGAAGAGGCGGCGAATCGGTTCGTGCCCAGCTTTGAGCGGTTCATGCAAACGGCGTCCGGGGCGCAACGGGAGTTCCGCGGATTAAGCGAGGCCACCCGCGAGAACATGCGGACGATGCTCGAGGCTGGGGCCACGGAGAAGGAAGTCGCGGCGGCCTTCAAGGTGTCCGCAGGCGCCATTGACGTGCTGGTCGACCGGGACAAGCTCCGCGCCGAGCAGCAAAAGATCAACATTAAACTGAACGATGACCGCACCGCAGCCGAACTGAAGCTGGCCAAGGCGATCGACACAATGACCCGCGAAGAGTTCAGGCAATTGGCCGCTATCACCGCCTCAGGGAAGATCATCGTTGACGACGTGCTCCCCAAGGTGCTCCAGAAAGAAAACGAAGTCGGCGTCGCGGTGGATGATGTGACGCTCCGCGTGCGTGCCCAGCAGGCAGCCTGGGAAGCCGGCCAGGCGCAGTTCAACCAGGAAATGAACAGCGGGCTTGTCATTATCGGCCAGGTGGGACCAGCGACCGAAGGGGCCGCAGGACAAGGCGCGGCGGCATTGAACCTGATGACTGAGGCGGCCATCGAGCTTGGCACGCAACTGAAACTGGCCGTGCCACGCGACTTCAGCTTCGAGAAGGCGTACTCGGATGCTGGCTTCGTGGTTCATGGCTCGCTCGCCGGAGGGAACGTCCACCGTGGGCCGATGGGCGGCGGGGGTGGCACCGTCACCAACAATTTCAACATCATCGACACGGCAGATAACCTAGCGCGGCGCGTCAGCGACGAGCTCACGCGGAACGTGTACTCCGGGCGGAAGGCGTCGATCTAATGCCAACGCAGCCTGCGATCCTCGGCACGGCCCGCCTCAATAACTTCAGGCTGGGCTATCAGCCGGCAGCGCTGGCTGCAGCTCGTGAGTCGCGTGCTACGGTGCTGATCGCTGGTGCACTCGCCAAGGTGAGGAAGGGCTCCGTCACGATCCGCGACATCCTGAACGACGCGCCGAACACCTGCAGCCTGATCGTGAACAAAGAGACGCCGCCGATCCAGGGGCAGCGTATCCGGATCACTGTCAACAGCGACACTCCGGTGCTGCTCTTTGAGGGGGCGCTCGAGACGGTTGCGGAGAGCTATGAAGGCGGGCGATCCGTCAACCTCGCGTACTCCTGCACGGCTCAGGATGACACGCCACGCGCCAACCGGCGCATTCCTTTGGGGTACTGGTCGCTCGTCTCCGCGACCACGGTCGCTCAGGAACTCGTGGCGAACTTTGCGCCTGGCTTCACAACCACGAACGTGCAGGCCGGCCTGCCAGCCATCACGGTACATTTTGAGGGCAGCGAAGCCGGCATGAATGGCTGCTTGCGGCAGATCGCCAAGCTGATCGGCGGGTACTTCTACTGGGAGTCGCGCGATCTGCATCTCTTCACGGCAGAGACGACCAACCTGCCGGATGACATCGACACCACGCCCAATAGGTTCCTGAACGACCCCGCAATTACCATCCGCTACGACGACAGCCAGATCAGGACGCGGGTGTTCGGCAAGGGCCATCAGGAATCGTCGCTGGCCGATATTGCCGTTGGGGTCACGGTCATCCCGTTGGGCGATGTGTCGATGTACAACCCGGCTGGCGGAAAGGTGATTAGCGAGTCACAAATCCTCACGTACACCGGCACGGCGGTGGGCGGTGGAGGGGCGCTCGTCGGGACGACGGTGACGCCGACGAGTGGCCCAACGGTTGCGAAGCGCGCCACGACGGGCCTCTCCTCTGGCACGCATCAGTGGGCGTTTTTATTTGGCACCGCATCAGGCCGCACGTTGCTCGGTCCGGCGACGTCGGCCACGTTGGGGGATGCCGTCGCAGCGCCGGCGAGTACGCCAACCGTGGCGAGGACGGCTGGCGGAAATCTGACGGCCTCCGGCATCTATAAATGGAAGGTCGCGTATCTGACGGCGCTCGGGGAGACGCTGGCAAGCATCGAATCGGCCGCACTCACGATGGATCCAGCGATCGCGGCGCCCACCAACGCCCCGATCACCGCGCGTACCCAGCGGGCCGGGGCGCAACTGGACGTGGATCCAGCGCTGTACCAATACAAATACACATTCTGGGATGGCGCCACGCGCGAGACGACGCCGAGTCCAGCCAGCATCGCACAATCAACCGATGCTACGGACGCAGCGTTTGCGGTGCAGATTTCGACGCTTGACGCGCCGCCGTCCGGATTCCAACACCGGTTCTATCGCACCGAAGGGAGCGGCTCCACCTATCTCCGGCTGCCAAGCGGACAGGCGCAGGGCCAATTCTCTGAGATCTCGGCCGGGTTCTACATCGACATCAAATCGGATACGGAGCTTGGCGCGGCTGCGCCGACGAGCACCTCGGTCTATCGTTCGGCATCGCTGACAGCCATTCCCGTCTCGTCGAATGCACTCGTCACCAAACGTCGGATCTACCGGACCGCAGCGAACGGGAGTACGTTCAAGGTCGTGGCAGACATCAACGACAACGCCACGACCACGTACGCGGACTCCTTGGCGGATGCCTCGCTCGGATCAACGGAACTCAGCACGGCAACAGCCCTGAATAATGCCGCAGACCTCACCGGCATTACCGCGGGTCCGAGCGGCACCACGTACCGGGAGGTGTATCGCAAGCCGCCCGGTGGCGCCGACTTCAAACTCCTGACGACGCTCGCGAACAACACGACGACGACCTTCACCGATACGACACCCGATGCGTCTCTCGGCGCCGTGGCGCCTACAACAGACACCTCTGGCTTGGTGGCGCAAAGCGGTGATGTGCCGGCGGGCTCCACCTCAATGCTGGTGACATCGACCGGGTTTGCCGTGTCGGGTGGCGGGTGGGCGTTCATTGGCTCACTGCCTATTCGCTACACCGGAACCTCTGGGAATTCCATCACGGGGATTCCGGCGTCAGGACCTGGTAGCCTGACAACGACCGTTCGCTACGGCTCCGAAATCATCGCGACCTCGATGCTCACGGGCGTGTCGGGCCTCGTGCGTCCACTGATCAAAGGCGCCCCGATTCACATCTGGGTGCAGCGCGACGACACGGCGGCTCAGGCTGAACTTGCGGCGCGGGAAGGGGAAGGCGACGGGATCATCGAACATCGCATCGTGGACGAGCGCCGCGGGGAAGCCTCACTGATTGCGCTGTGCAATGCGGACCTCGCGCAGTTCAGCCGACCGCTCGTGACGGTCACGTATGCCACGCGCGACCTGAAGACGAAGAGCGGCAAGCCGATCGTCATCGACCTGCCGAGTCCGGTCATCAACAAGACGCTGACGATCCAGGAAGTCACGATCGACCAGATCGACATTGCGCCCGGTCTCGCGCCACGATTCTCCGTCGTGGCGAGCAGCCTGCGGTACACGGTGGACGATTTACTCCGACGGATGGCCTCGGCCTTGGAGGGCCAGTAGCGTGCCGATTGATCGCACGGCGTTTAACGCCCTCGTCGATGACGACGGCAGCAATACCATTGGCTCGGTCTGGAACAAGACAGCCATTCAGAATGTGCTGCTCGATCCGATTGATGCGGTGATCAATAAGCTGGGCGCTGCGACTGAACTCACTCTTGCGACTGATACCGTGACGGTCACGGCCCATCATCATCGGATCGATACGGAAGCGGATGCCGCATCCGACAATCTCGCCACGCTCACGGCCGGATCGGGTGTCACCGACGGGTTTCTCTTGGCGCTCAAGCCGGAGAACGCCGCCCGCGTGGTCACTGTTAAGGATGCGACGGGCAACATCTTGTTGAAAGGCGGGGATCTTATCCTGAATGACGCTGAGAGTCGGCTGCTCCTGATCAAGGATGGCGCGAACTGGTACGAGTTGGCGCGCAACACGGCTGGCGGTGGCGGTACACCTGGGATCACCACTGACGGCACGCACGTGCAACAGATTGCGTTCACGGCCACACAGGCTGCTTCTGCTGACGGGAATACATTCGATGATTATGAGGAAAACATCTGGACGCCAACTGATCAGAGCGGCGCAGCTCTAACGTTTACGTCCGTAAACGGCACCTACGTCAAACTGGGGCAACTGGTGTTTGCAAGGGGTGAACTGACATTTCCAAGCACAGCAAATGGATTAAGTGTGCGTATTGGCGGGCTCCCGTTTACTGCGCTTAGTTCAGGTAGTTCGGCTGGTGGAGTCATCGTTAACTACACAGATTATGGGTCTGCGTTTAACGGTTACGTAATACCTAACTCAACCAATATCGATCTCCATGCGTTTTCAGCGACACGTTTAACAAATGCAAACTTGTCCACGAAAGCCGTTTGGTTTACGGCCGTATATCGCGCGTCTGCATAATGTCAGTCCCAATTCAAACTACATCGCAGAAAAGGGCTGTGCTGTCATGGCTGAGCAAGTGACGTTCACGACGGCGGTTGATTCGCCAAAAACAGTATTCCGCGTGACAGTGTTAGCGCTGGATTGGTTGAATCGTCGTATTGACGTGCGGCTGCGCGATTGGGACGGCGAGATATTTGGCCAGCGGGAACTGAGCGCGAATTACACTGGCGAGACGGCGACGAATCTCATGATCGCGTTGAATAAAGCCAATCTGACGACGACGAGCTTGCAGAAGCGGGTGATTCAGCAGCTCGTCACGGATGGCAAGTTGCCAGCCGGATCGGTGACAGGCACGCCAGACTAGAAGTCAACGATGATCTGCCCCATGGCGTTTCCGCTCTTGCCGTCCGCCGTGAAGACACGAACCTCCACCGTCTTGACGCCTTCAGACGTGTACCGATGGGACACGCGCGAACTCGTCGTGGTCTGCGCCTGCCCATCGCCAAACGACCATTCCCAGCGCACGGGCGGCGAGCTGTAGTTCTCCACAAAGGCACTGAACTCCCACGTCTCGGACGATGATGTGCGCTCGCGTCGTATCGAAGACAGCACGGGGGCAATGGGAATAGCGGGCCGCTCGACGACGACGACCTGCCGCTGACCAGATGTGGACCAGCCGTTCTCCGCCGTGGCGGTGGCGCGTACGGTGAAGGTGCCAAGGCGACCAAAGTTGCACGGCATCATCTGCATACCGATGAACCCATCCACCGTTCGCGGGGCACCCACGCCGCAATCCAGCGTCACGCGCACGGGCCGCGGCGGCGAGATGGCGTCTCGATTGACCACGACGGCGACCGGGGCCATCCATTGATCACTGTAGATGATGGCCTCGAAGGACTGCTGGATCTCCACGCTGAACGGGGCGACGCCGGCCAGAGACACGCGCTCGGTTTTGTCCTCAGCCGAAACCGACACCGTGGCGCTGGAGCTCGCCGTCAGCGTCGTGGACGCCTCGCCGTTGGCGTCTGTCGTGACATCGCTGGCCTCGAGCGTGCCGGCGGAGGTGGCGAAGCGCACCGGCACACCGGGCCGACGCACGCCGTCCGTGGTCAGCACCCGGACCTGAAGCTGTACCGTGCTGCCGCTCAGCAACACGGCCGCTGGCGTGGCGGTGACAGTGACGGTGCCGACTGCCGTCGAGCGGGAGGGCGCGGTCGGCAGATCGGCCGCACAGCCTGTGAGCAGCGTTAGGCCGAGCAACACGATCATGGCAAGCTGGCGCTCACGTCGCAATCCGTGTCTATCCGCGAACGTGTCGGATACTTCGAATGTCTGGAACTCAGGCGCCTGCTTAGCCTTAGAGTCCCATCGTACCCACGCTTCGACGTACCGCCCCTTGCCGCGAAACCGGCCGACGCACAACGCCGCGAGTGCGCCGGTGATCTGCACGATCCAGACACGCTGGTTGGCGTTGAAGTGCGCTGTCGCAAACGGCATCTTGAACATCTGCACCACAGCCATGGCACTCATTCCTGGTCGGGTTGCCTGTATTTCATCGGAAGTCTTGTCAGGGTAACAGGCCCGTCAATCGAACGGATGGTGAACTGGCAAGGCCAGTTCCAATCACGTGAGCACGCTGGCACTGATACGATGGCACCTCGATAAGACACATCGAATCAGTGACTTACAGCCGCAGATCCGGCCATACAAGCCGAGCCACTACCGGTATTGATCCATGAGTTTTCAGGAGATTTCGCGCCGTTTCGTCGTCGATGCGCCTTTTGGGGCCTGAGACAGATCCGCACGTTTCCGGCCAGAAACGGCCTTACTCGGCATAGAGGGTGGCACCGCGCTGGCACGAGTGCGGGCCTTCTGTACCGCCTCGAGCGCCGATCGACTCATCTCATCGACCGCGGAGGTGATGTACCGCTCCGAGGTATGCAGGCTCGAATGCATGAGCAGATCCTTGACGGCTTTGAGGTTCGCGGAATGCCGGTAGACGTCCGAGCCAAAGCTGTGGCGCAGATCGTACGGCCGCAGGTCGGCGAGCCGGCGCTGCAGTTCGTCAAGTGTAGCGGCGCCGATCTTCGCAGCCCGCATCTGGACGATGAACCGCCGCTTCGCCCGTTGCCAGGCCATCCAGGGCCCGGCGTTGCTGTAGGAGCCGTACGCGTCGGCCTCGTCGAAGGCGCGCAATGCGGCGATGGCGCCATCAAGGAGCGGGAGCCGTCGAGCGCGGACGCCCTTCCCCTTGCGCCGCGGGGCGACATCGAGTTCGCGGCTCTCCCAGTGGATATGCTCCGGCTTGATCTGTCGAATGAGGGCCGGGGGAAGTCCGGTCCAGGCCATCACGCGCAGCCGTGCCTTCGTCTTGCTGATCGCTGGGCGCTCAACGCCGCTCGCGCTGTAGCCGACATCAGGCAGGCAAGCGAGGATGAGTACGATGATCACATGATCGATACCACGCGGCTCCGGGTCCGGTTCGCGGTACCGTGGAATCTTCCTGCACGGATTGGAGGCCTGGTCATCGTCGCCGTTGATGACATCGTACAGCCGTCGAAGCGCGCGCACGAGGTGATTCAGCGTGCTCGCGGCGACGCCCGCCGCTTCCCAGCTCGCGAGCTGCGTTAGGATCTGCAGGCGCTGGATCGCTGGCATCGGCAGCGCGGCGAGCGGCGTCTCGAGCCATCGCGCGAGCAGCTTCTCATAATCGTAGCGGACCGACGAGCCGGCCGGCAGCGTCGCGAGGAACCGCGGCACGGCTGCGGCGAACGTGTCATGGTTCGGCCTGAGCGGTTGATCGCCGATCAGCTCCGCGCGCATGCGGAGCTGCCATCGCTGCATCCGCAGCAAATCGGCTTGGTGATCACCGCTCGGCCTGAATCGCTTCTCGCGCTGACGGTCGCCAACTTTCACGGTCGCCGACAGGCCGGTCCCGTCAGCGTAGATGCCGTCAGCGATCCGGTGGCGTGCGCCCCTGCGTCCCATGGCCTTGCGGTTAGACGGCTGGCGGGATCTCGCCGCGTCGCTGCGGATCCGGTTCTTCGAGCGGCCACGCCCGACAGAAGTGAAGGAGATCCACCAGCCGAAAACGATAGGGCGTACATCGACGATGCGGCAGCGGGGCTATAGGGAACCGGCCGCGCACGAGCATATCCCGTCCCGTGTGCGTCGCGATGCGGAGGACGCGACAGACCTCGGGCAATCCCACCGTTGCACAGAATGTGGTGTTGGATGTGCGGTCCTGCTCGCCCGTGTCCGCTGAAGTCGCGCTGGCGGTGACGTGGTTGGTGGATGGCTGGATGCCGTCGACTGCTATGCTCCGAGTTTCCCCTGCGCCAGGAGGATCATGATGTTTCGCTTTCCTGTCCCCCCCCCCCCGCGGCGAAAGGTCGGTACGGCTGCGGGCCATCATGGTGTGAGTCCTCTGGTACTTCTTCCGAGCCCGGCCACGATCAGCCCCGCCTCCGTCTTGGAAGATTTTTGCGCATTGTCGCCAGAGCGGCAGGCTTACTTTGCAGCTCGTATCGCAGCCAGCCGTTTAGCCGCATCTGTTGTACGACGTCTGAAAATGCGTCGACTGCGAGAGCTCGCGCATCGTCAGGAACAGAGCGGAGGATCTCTAACACGTCTTCCTCTTCCTTCGTCTGAGGTGGCAGAGTAATCAATTCCGCGGGTTTGCAACCGAGAACAGTTGCGAGCCGTAAGACGGAACTTGGTCGCGGCCGTGGCCTTCGTTCTGCCTCCCATGCCTGAACTGTGGACGGGCGTTTGTGCCCGAGCAGTTCCGCGAGTTTTTCCTGCGACAACCCTCGTTTGGCGCGTTGCGTTCGCAGTTTTGCGCCGAACGTCCGCGCAGGCATAGCACTCACGCTGAGAGCATCACTCGCGAAGTGTAAGCGTGTCAACGGCTTACAGGAAATCATCATTGACTATTGACAGTCACGCACAATTTGTAGATACTCACAAATCGTGAGTCAGTGGAAAACGAATCGCCTCCGAGTCATTCGAGCTGAGAAGCGCATCACGCAACGCGCAGCGGCTCAGCGCATGGGAATCTCTCAAGGCACCTGGTGGAAATGGGAGAACGGCTACGACGAACCTGACGCCAAGGAACGCGCGCAGATCGCGCGCGCGCTGAGGGTGCCCGTAGCGGCCCTGCTACCAGCAGATGTCTCAGAATTCGCGGCGCACTAGAGAATGCCATGGCGAACAACAGTGTGCAATTGAACCTGCCGCCAGGTCTGCTTCCAAAAGAGACGCGGACCACGGGCACGCGTGTGAATCACACGCAGAACGACGCGCTGCGTCCAGAACGGACGCATGAAGAGATCGACGCCGACTCAATGGCTTCTGAGCTGTTCGACGAAGCGCTCACGGCTGCACGGATCACAACGGCTGAAGTCGCGTATCTGTTCGGGTGTTCAGAGAGCGTCGTTCGACGCATGCGCTCGAAAGACGCCCGCGAGCGCGTCTCGTTCGCGCAGCTCCTCAGGCTCCCCCCAGCCTTTCACATCGAACTGCATCGTGTGATGAACCGCCGATTCGGCTTCGGCCGGGCGGCCCTGCTGCGGCTGCTCGACGCGGTCGGGGACCTCGCCTCTGTGGCGCAGTTATGACAGAAGTGCTGATCGGAGCGGTGATCGTTGGACTCTGCGTGATCGGCACGGTGGCGCTGATCGGGTCGCTGCGGCTCTGGTGGTGGCGCCGTCGGCGGTACAAGGCGGTGGAGCGCGCAATCCGTCTCTCGCAATGGAGGTCTCGGTGAGCGAACTGGTTCTCCACGACGCCTCGCTGTGGCCGTTGCGTATGGTGCGTCGCGAAGTCGCCGCGGCGCTCCGCATCTCTGAGCGGGAGCTGCGGCGCCGCATCGCGCAGCACCGCTTCCCGGCTCCAGACGACGGTCGCACTTGGTCGCGCGAGATGGTCAAGCGGTATGCCGAGGGCGGAGTGAAAGAGTTCGAGCGCGCGTATGCGCGGAACATCGAGGCGCAGCAGCGGAATGCAGTGCGCGTTGTCGGAGGCCGGAAGTGAATCTGAAGGCGCTGGCGACGGACCTCGGGATCGAAGGTCGAAACCACCGTGCGGATTCGGAGAACGGCTTGAGTGCCACCCACTACCCGCATCCGACGAAGCCCGGCGTCCTTGTGACGCAGGCGCGGATCTGCCAGTTGCGGCACATCGCGGCCGGCAACTGCCAGCGCTGCGGGCGCACACGCGAGCACTACGCTGGCAACTGCGATGAGTGCCAAGCGCGCTACACCGCGATGAATCGCACGTACCGGGCTGGGCAGCAGCCGTGGCAGCCGGGGAGCCGCGGGCGCAAGCCGTATGTGAGGACATGAGCAGAAGATGTACGACATTTCAGGCCACTGGATACCCCCGTGGGACGAGGACGGAAACGGCGTCGGCGCAGCCCTGCCGCTGGTGGTCAGCAACATGGCGCAGCGCCTTCGCGAGCTGCGCACACGGATCGAAGACGAGCGGTTGACGATTTCGATCATGGAAGCGCGGAAGAGACCGGCGGAGGCACGGTGATGGCGACAGAGACAAAGACGAGGCATACGCCGGGACCGTGGCTCGTGAGTGATCTCGATCATCGCGTGATCGGCCCAAAGCGGCAGTTGCAGGACTGCCATTCGGGCACACAGATCGGGCAGCTACTTGGCGTTGCACGCGTGCTTGAGCGCATGGACGAAACACAGGCCAACGTGAGCCTGATTGCTGCCGCGCCGGACATGCTCGCTGCGCTACGGGACACGCTTGACTACTGGGAGTCGACCGGATTTGCGGAATGCGCCGATGGCTGCGACTGCATCGTTGAATCCGTGCGCGCTGCCATCGCTCGCGCTGAAGGCCAATGAGCGCCCTCGTCGTCTCGGCTGTCGTGCGCGAGGGCGACGTCCACGTGACCGACGAGTTTTACAGGACACGTCGACAGCGTGCGGCGAAGCGGTGGGGAGATGGAACCATCATCACGATCCGAATCGAGCCTGAAGACGAAGCGTCCAAGCACCATCACTACAAACATCTGTTCGGCCACTACCTGACGCCGGTCTCCGACTATACCGGCTACACCGTGACCGAGTTGAAGGACGAAATGAAAGCCCGGTTCCTCCCGGACGGCATGACGTCGTTGACGGACATGAACGCGGAGCAATTCGAGGAATTCAATCGGAGCGTCGAGCAGTGCATCCGAGAAGAGATCCCGGAAGCCTTTGAACGGTGCGCCGATGCGATGGCGCTTTACGACCGGAGAACGGCCTGAAACAAAACGGCCCGTCACGCTGCAACATGACGGGCCAAACCCAGCGCGAAGGAGGCGCTGAGTCCATGAACCTCATTCTCGCACGAGATGAATCCTTTTGGCCACCGAAAGAGGAAACCGTCAGGCCGCATCCGATACACGTGGTCAGGGCCACGCATGCCCTGATCGCAGCCCTGCACACCTATCACCTGATCTTGACAGGTCGGACCGAGGAGTTCGTGAACTGGTCGGAGATGACGACGGCCGAGCGGGACTTTCTGAATCAGCGCGTCCCGATGGTGGAACGCGCGGTGTGGGGAGTGTGATGGCGCCACAGCCGCAAGTTCTCGCCGTCGCTCCGGTTGAATCGATGGTCCCAGCAGAGAGCGCGGACGCCGTGCAGATGTTCGAGCGGCTCGCGAAAGATCCGAACGCCTCGGTCGAGAAGATTGAGAGGCTGATGGCGCTGTGGGAGCGGATGGAGGGTCGCCGGGCCGAGGCCGAGTTCAACGCCGCGATGTCTTCGGCGCAAAAGGGTATGCGGCCGGTATTGGCCGATGCGTCGAACCCGCAGACCAAGAGCCGCTATGCCTCCTACGGAGCCCTGGACCGAGCGATCCGCCCGATCTACACCTATCACGGCTTCGGGCTGTCCTTCGACACTTCGGACGGCGCTCCACCGGACCACGTCCGAGTGGTCTGCCACGTGACGCACGGCGCCGGATACTCCAGGCTCTATCACATCGACATGCCGGCAGACGGGAAGGGCGCCAAGGGCGGCGACGTCATGACGAAGACGCACGCCGCCGGCTCTGCCGTGACCTACGGGATGCGCTACCTGCTGAAGATGATCTTTAACATAGCGGTTGGCGAGGATGACGATGACGGAAACCGCGCCGGGAAGAAAGCCGACGACAAGATTCCGGCCGGTTTCGATTCGTGGTTCACCGATATGACTGCCGTTGCGGACAACGGCCTGAAGGCGCTCGACGCCGCGTGGCGGGCGAGCAAGCGCGACTTTAGGGCATACATCAACGACCACAAACGCGCGGAATGGGAAGCACTCAAGGTCAAGGCGGCCAAGGTGAAGGCGTCATGAGTTTCACCGTCATCGAATGCGAGCAGCGGACGCCTGAGTGGGTCGCCGCGCGGCTCGGGCTGCTGACGTCGTCGTGTGCGGCTGAGATGTTGGCCACGATTTCCAAGGGAGAAGCCGCCGGCCGACGCAACCTCCGGGTACGGCTCGTGCTGGAGCGCATCACGGGCCGGTGCCACGAACGCGGCGGAATGACCCAAGCCATGCAGGATGGCGTCGACCGCGAAGCCGACGCGCTGGCGCTCTACGAGGTCCTGACTGGCAACCTCGTCTCCAGGGCTGGCTTCGCGAGGCTGGATGGCGTCATGGCTGGTATGTCTCCGGATGGGGTCGTCGGTGACTGGGAGGGGCTCGTCGAGGCCAAGTCGCCCATCCCGGCGACGCATCTCGAATACATCCGGACAGGCATGGTGCCGGGGGAGTACATGAAGCAGATCATCCATGGACTTTGGGTCACCGGCGCCCTCTGGTGTGACTGGCTCTCCTACAACCCGGATTTTCCGGAACGGCTCCAATCCAAGGTGGTTCGCGTCGAGCGGGCCAATGTCGACATCACCGGATACGAGAAGAAGGCCAAAGCCTTCCTTGCTGAAGTGGACGCTGAAGTGAATTCGATCTCGACGCTGGCGAACCTCGGAGCGGCGTTTGGGACGGCGGCCGACGAAGTCTTCGCGAGGCGATGATGGCGACACCACGATATGGCAGTTGTTGGATTTGGCCCACGTGGATAACGGGCCTGCTCTCAGGCGACAAGCAATGCCACTTCGCTGCCTGGTACCGAAGCCATTACAAGTACGACAAGCGCCAAGATTCAACGTTCGATTCTGCTGCGTGGACGGCCCAGCACAACGCATTGGTGATCAGCCGGAAGGACGAGCTCGAAGCCGATGGCTGGACCGTCACGCTTGAAGGCCAGAACGATTTCAAGTTGAAGGGCAAGTCGGCGGTTCTCTCCGGTAAGCCTGACATCATCGCGACGAGGAACGGCCAGACGCTCGTCGTCGACTGCAAGACTGGAAAGAAGCGCAACTCGGACTGGTTTCAAGTCCTGCTGTACATCCTCGCGCTGCGGCGACTGAGGCCGGAGCTGAAAGCCATCGGCGGGGAGGTCTGTTATTCGGACGGGCCTGTCCCTGTTCACCCTGAAGATCTGACACCTGAGCGGGAGGAGCAAATCTTCGCGATGCTGCGCCTAGTCGGCGGAGACGAACGCCCGGCGCACGTGCCGAGCAAGTTCGAATGCTCATTTTGTGATGTCGCTGAATGTACCGAGCGGTGGACTGCGCCGGACAAGGAACCGGAAACCGTAGCGGCGGAGTTCTAACACGTGGGTGCGAGCAACTGTCCTCAATTGGCGTACCCAAAGGGCGACCCGCTTCTCCTGGTTCGACGGGCCAAGGAGAAGGCAGAGGCCGCGGAATGGCGACGCCTCTGCAAGAAGGTCGACCGTAGGGATAAACGCGTCTGCCAGGTCACGGGCAAGCACCTCGAGCCGGGCGCGGTCGATGAATGGGAGGCGCTAGAACGGCATCACCTCGAGTTTCGCAGCCAGAACAAAGGCCGCCGGCACGACTGGCAAAACGTGTGGACGGTGTCGAGGGGCGTGCATCGGTTGATTCACGGCGGGTACCTGAAAGTGCTCGACAAGCACGGCGAGAAAGCCGAGGACGTTCGCGACATCTATTCGGTCGAGTGGAATTATGCCCGGATCGACAAAGGACGTGAACCATGTTCAGTCTTGCGCGGCCTACGGAAGCGCGCGGCATAGTCGGCCAGTTGACGCTGACCTCCCTGATTAACTGCCTGGAAGCCAGGGTCGTGGTGCTCCGAGAAGCCGGGGATATGCCAGTGAAGATTGGCGGCCTCGCGGACCTGCTCGAGCAGGCCGTGCACTATCTGCATGAGATGGATGCGCGCGCCGTGCGCGTGGTCGAAGAGGCTGGGCGCGATTACGGAGATCAGTAAAGCGATCGGGTTTAGGCGAATGCTTTCTGGGCTGGTGAAACAATGGCGTACATCCAAGTTGAGGCCAGCGTCCGCACGCACAAGAAGTTCCTTAAGGTCGGCCCGGCCGCCTCTTGGCTGTGGCTGTGTGGGGTGGGGTATTGCCAGGATGGCCTCACGGACGGATTCATTCCCGCTGAGGCCCTGAAATACCTCGGCGTGAAAGCGCCGAGCTCGCTGAAAGATCAGCTCGTCGCGGTCGGCCTCTGGGATGAGGCGCCTGGCGGCTGGCTTGTGCATGATTACCTCCAGCACAATAAGTCGGCCGCTGCCGTGGCTGATGTGAAGCACTCGAAACGGGCCGCTGGGGCCGCAGGGGGGCGGGCCTCTGGGGAAGCCCGTCGTGAAGCACACAGCGAAGCAGGTGCTTCAGCAGGTGCTGAAGCACCTATTGAACCACCCCGCGAACCCATCTCATCTCATCTCTGCTCTACTCATCTCATCTCATCTCAGCTCGGCTCGAGTACGGATAGCTCCGAGCCATCGAATGGCTCGAAGCCGGCTGCCTCAAATGGCTTCGTGATTGAATTTTCCACTGTCGGCAAAGGCGCAAAAACATGGGGGTTAACGCTCGAACAAATCGAATCGTGGCGTTCAGCCTACCCCGGCGTCGACGTCGAAGGCGAGTGCCGAAAAGCCCTCGCGTGGACCGAGGCGAACCACCGGAAGACGGCGAGCGGGATGCCGCGGTTCCTCGTGTCGTGGCTCAATCGCGTGGTCGATCGTGGCCGCAACGGCTTCGTAGTCTCGCCGTCGCCGTCGAAAGCTCTCCCAAAGTGGGCGCTTGAAGCGCAAGCGCGGAAGGCGAACGGCCAATGACGCGCGTCTGGTTCGACTCGCAGATGGAGCGCATGCTCTCGCTCAAGGCGATGCCTGGGGACACCGACGAGTATTTCGCGGCCCTCTCCGACATCCCCGACGAGGTGCTCATGGCCGCGGTGAGTCACGCGCTGAAGACGCGCACATGGTTCCCGGTGGCCGCTGAGCTCCGCGCCGATGCGGATGCGGTTGTGCGTCACCGAGAGGTTGAGCCGGAGCAATTCAAGCTGGTGGACGTGAAACACGCGCGCCAGGTCTACATTCCGAATCCGTTCGGCGGCCGAGGGCTCACAGTAGTCGTCACGAAAGAGTGGAGGCACGACTGCGACGTCTGTGAGGACACCGGATGGGCGCCGCGCGTCTGCGGCATGAGTGCACCGGAGTACCTACCAGAGGCGATCCGGCGCTTCTGTGAACGACGCATCCCGCATGGCCCGCATGCGTGGGTCGAGCGCTGCGCATGTTTGAAAACGAACCCGACGATTCAACGCCGGCAGGCGGCGCAGCAGCGGTACTCCCAGTCCCCGGAAAAGGTAGGCGCATGAAAAGCACCACGCGGTTTCGGCGGCGCTGTGCGTGCGGCAAGCAGTTCGGCGATAAGCGGGGCAATCAGTCGCAGTGTGTCACGTGCCGTCCGCCACGCGATCGCGAGCTTGCACCTCCGCTGTCGGAAGAGGAGCGCTGGCGCCGGTGGTTGCTGGCGGAGCTCGAGCCGTTCCATGGGCTGACCGTGCGCGTGAATGACCTGATCCTGCACCTGCGGGAACAGGCGAGCAAGGGGCGGGCGGCATGATTGTGCTGGCGATCGATCCCGGTTGCGAGCAGAGCGCATGGGTGCTCTATGACGGCGAGCGGGTGCTGAAACACGGCATTACCGATAACTGCGAAATGCTCTCAGATGTGCTGATGGACGCGCTTGTGAACGGAAACCGCGTAGTGCTCGAGCAGATCGCCAGTTACGGGATGCCGGTCGGCAGAGAGGTATTCGATACGGTGTTCTGGACAGGCCGGTTTGCCGAGCGCGTCGGGCTGTTCGATCTCCTGCTCCGCCGCGACGTCAAGATGCATCTGTGCAATAGCGCCCGCGCCAAGGACGCCAACATTCGTCAGGCGCTCATGGATCGCTTCGGAGGGGAGAAGGCCGCCAAGGGAAAGAAAGCCGCTCCTGGGCCGCTCTACGGGCTCAGAAAGGACGAGTGGCAAGCGCTGGCGCTGGCGGTGACATGGTGGGATGTGAATCGCACCTCACAAGTCAAGGCGGAGTGCAGCACATGACGCCTCTGAGTTGGTGGGCAAACCCGGCCCTCCGCGATGATCGCGAAGCCTTCTATCTGCGAGCCGATATTGAAGGCGAGCGGATACAGCGGGCTGCGAAACAGAGCTTGGCGTACGTCACGGCCATCGGGGACCGAGCGGACTATTGGAAGAAACCGAAGGCCACGGCGTATCACGACGAGGCGGCTTGAGGGGTAGCATATGAGTTGTGATGTCTCGCTCGGTGACTACGACGGTGACGAGGCGCAGTTTTTCAACACGCAGGAAGTCACCGCGCGAAAGCCGCACACCTGTTACGAGTGCCGTGACGCCATCCAGCCGGGCACGCGCTACGAACGCGTCAGCGGCAAATGGGACGGCGAGGTCCGGACGTATAGCTTTTGTCTGGCGTGTTCAGAGATTCAGCGTGAGTTTGCGGAGCACGGTCGCACGTTTGGCAACACGTGGGACGAGTTCGAGAACGCGTGGACGGATGGAGCGAACCTACAAGCGTGCATCAATCGCGTCCAGACGGTTGCGGCGAAAGAGAAATTGCGCCAGCAGTGGCTGAAATACAAAGGGTTGGCCAAGTGACCCGCCGCGATCGCTCCATCCGTCACGCCCTCGACAAGCTGGCCATGCCCGAGCGGTGCGCCCGAGAGGCCAGCGAAGCGTTGGCTGGCGAGTCTTACGACGATCGGCAGATCGGCGCGGCGCTCCGGTGCTGCGTGACGTGCGGCAAGTCCTATCACTTCACTGAGGCGCGGCGGATTCCGGTGTGCGCGGGGTGCAAGAGGTGACGCCGTACTTTGAAGATCCAGCCGGGATCGTCATCTACCACGGGGATTGCCGAGACATCCTGCCGCAGCTCGGGCCGGTAGACCATGTGATAACAGATCCGCCGTATGCCGTCAGCAATGAAGGCATGTGGCATATCGGGCGACCTGGTAAGGGCAAGAGGCGCTTCGACTTCTTCCCTGGCGATACCGATTGGGCGGGGATGGTGGAGACAGTGATCGAGGCCGCTAAGCTGACATTAGACAAAATCGGCCCGCGCGGGTCGGCGTATTGGTGGGTCGGCCATCGCGAGTTCGGGCCGCTTGTCAAACTGTTTGAGGACGCCGGGTGGAAAACGCGGTTTTGCGTGTGGGCTAAAGCTGTGACGTCACCGCCGCCGCCTGGCTCCGGATGGCCGAGCGGGGCAGAGTTGTGCGTCTACGCGTTCAGGTCAGGTAGGGTCTGGAATCATACCGGCACAAACATGCCTCCGAACAACGTATTCATAGCCGATTCCCTGAGGCACGGCCAGCCTGGCAAGGTGGATCATCCAACACAGAAGCCCGAGGCGGTCATCAAGCCACTAATCACGGCTTCGACGCGACCCGGCGAAACCATCCTCGATCCCTTCATGGGCAGCGGCACCACGTTAGTAGCTTGCAAGCGGTTAGGCCGGAAAGCCATCGGCATCGAGATCGAAGAGAAGTATTGCGAGGTGGCCGCAAAGCGCCTCTCCCAGGGCGCACTGAACCTGTTCGCGGAGGTACCAGCCTGATGCCGATCCGAGCCAGCGAGCGCGCACGGTATCCGAAGGACTGGGCTGCGATCAGTCTCGCTGTGCGTCAAGAGGCCGGGTGGCAGTGCGAGGGTTCGCCGTGCTATCCGGACTGCCGCGCGACGGACGGGTTCCCGCACCCAGTTACTGGTGCTACGGTAGTGCTGACGGTAGGCCATCTTGATCACCAGCCGGAGCATTGCGAGCGGGCAAATCTGAAAGCGTGGTGTCAGAGGTGTCACAACACGTACGACCGAGCGCATCGTCGGCAGACCATCGCGGCAGCGAGACGGACAGCCGCTCAAACGCATGAACTCTTTCCAGAGGCGCGATGACGCACACCCATCCTCGTTGTCAGCGCTGCGAACGCCTGCTCCTGGCATCGTGCGTGATCGCGCGGACCGGAGTCCGCCGTGTGAAGCATCCCCGCGGCAGCGAGAAGGATATTCCGCTGTTTGAGTGGCGCTGCCGACGCTGCGGGCATGTCTGGTGGAGCACGTATGCGTGGCGGCCTGATGTCACGAAACGTCGAGGAGGATTGCATGGGTGAGGATGTCCGGATCGAATTCTGGGATTGCACCGAGACGATGCTTCGCGAGATCGCGCATCCTAGCATTCGACAGAAGCATGTCGCGCAGTCTTACGCGCTGGCGATTCGCTCATCCTATCCGACGGACTGGGCCGTAATCAACCGCGCCATTATCGCGCGCTGGTCCGTGAGCGGGCTCGAGCGCATCAAGAACCTGGCGTGGAGCGGAAAGGCATTCAATGGAATCCGCTGACACTCCTGTGGCACAGGCTGACCACGCGCGAGACGTGTTTGACGACGTCATTGCGGAACGAGACGCCTTGCAGCAGCAGGTCGCCACGCTTCGTGACGCATGTTGTGGCACATGTGGCCGTGCGTGTGCCCCAGACGGGGATTGCTACGGGTGTGCGTATGACCAGGCTGTCGAGCAGGTCGCCACACTCACCGAGGCGCTGAGTATCGAAAAGTTGCAGCGGCTGTACAGTCTCGTGGCGAATCTCGCGCACCCGAGAGGCGATCACCGCGAGAACCCGTTAGAAGACGAGGCGCATGACCTGATTCGGGAGATTAGGGCCGCCCTCGCCGCCGTCCGTGGGGAGCGATAGGGTGCCGGTCTGGAAAATGTCGTGGGTGTTGTCGATGGCGCGCCGCGTGCGTGCTGAAGTGGTGATCGTCTCCGCCACAGAAGACGTGCGGCGCGAGGACGTGGAGCGGCTGAAACAACAGATCGAATTTCTGCTCGCGAGCTTCGACGACGATCCGCCAGCAGACGCGCCAGCAGACGCCGCCGTCCGTGGGGAGCGATAGATGGCTAGGACCAAAAAGCCGAAGCCGATCACCTGCGAATGGACGCAGGACGACTACGGCGGAGATTGTCACTGGGAGACGCAGTGCGGCAACGCCTTCGAGTTCAACGATGGCGGGCCGGTGAAGAACCACGCCGTCTTCTGCTGTTACTGCGGCGGGCGGCTGGTCGAAGTGCGAACCAGTGAACTACGGGCCCGTCCCCGTGGGGAGCGCCAGTGAACGTGCCGCACGGTGTCAGCGGATACTCGAACCATAGATGTCGATGTCAGACCTGTAAGGACGCATGGTGTCGATATATGCGCACGGCCTATCAGCGAAAACGTGACGTCGGGATATGCGTGGCGTGTGGCAAGCGCGCGGCGGTTGAGGCGCGCTGTGATCGGTGTAAAGCGATCTTGGCTGCAGGCCGTGGCGGGAAGCGCCGAGCGGTCCAGTGCGGCTCCCATCCGTACACACCAGACGACGCGGGCATGTGTACTGGCTGCGGAGGTACCGGGCCTGAATCGCATTGGGGGCACGCCGCCGTCCGTGGGGAGCGATAGATGGGAACGAAGAATAATCCAGGCCAGTACGACTGTTACGCGAACGCGCATCCTGACGAGCCGATGTTCGTCCTGCTGGCGCGTGACCCGCTCGCCCCGATCCTGGTGCGGATGTGGGCCGACCTGCGCGCGCATCTCGCCGGCAACCCGTCGAAAGTCACTGAAGCCCGGAAGTGCGCTGAGGACATGGTGCAGTGGCGGGCCGTCCGTGGGGAGCGAACCTAGATGACGACAGACCAGCAAGACGAGGCGCGCGGGGTCGAGCCAACGGACGCAGAACGCGCGGCGCTTCTGAAGATGTTCGAGGCCTATCAAGAACTGAAGCGCTTGGGCTGGAACGATGCGATTTACTGCCCGAAGGACGGGAGCATGTTCCTAGTGATTGAGCCTGGCAGCACGGGCGTGCATCTCGCTAAGTACGAAGGATCGTGGCCGGATGGTCACTGGTGGGTCTACGACGGCGATGCCTGGCCGTCACGGCCCTGTCTCTGGAAGCCGCGTGCCCGTGAGGATCGCCCCCAGGAACAGCCAGACCAGGAGACGCGCGGGTGAGAAAATAAAATACCGGTAATGCTTGACATTAATACCGGTATTGTGTAGTATGTCTATAGAGGACATGACGATGACAACTTCACAGCGCGACTTGGTCAAGACCTGGAAGATTCAAGTGACGGCGAAGGGTGTGGCGATCACGCTGAATGGGCAGGCGTTCGAGGTTCCGATGGCGACCGCCCACTCGATGTTGTTCGATTTCGAGCGTGCCGTGGCCGGCTACGCGGTTCCGGGTCACGACGAGGCGAAAACTGCGTGAATACCGGTACACTCGCGGGCATGGCAAAAAAGCGTGGCTATTCCCGCGAGTTCACCCCAAGAACCGAGCGGCGCATCAAGCGCGAGATCGACCGGGTGCCGCCGTCGCTGGATGAGAAGGTGCAGGCGAAGTGCAAGCGCGACGGCGTGTCGCTGCGGGCGCTGACGCTGACGCTCTGGCGCATGTGGGCGGACGGCGAGATCCCGTTACCAGCTCCCCGTGGGGAGGAGTAGCGCATGAATGATTTCAAATACCCCGGTGGCGCAGTGCCATACACGCCTGACACTCCAATGTTGCGCATTAAGCGCCTTGCGTGCTGCGCGGTGAATCACATGCCGAGGCTCTACGACGGCTCTTGGTGCTTCGGCTACAACTATGTGTGTTCACGATGCTCCATGTATGTGGGTCCATGGTCGCACAAGCGCATGGACCGAGCAGCGACTGCCCTTGGCCATAACCCGGATCAGATGGATGTAGCTGCGGCATGCGGCGGTGGTCCCTCGCGTCGCCGGGAGGAGTAGCGCATGAGCGACTGGTTAAGGGGCGGCGGCCGCTAGCACGGGAAAGTCGTCCACGCGCGACTCTAACTCTTTGAAGGATTAGTGGATGACCCCTGCTGACGTGAAGGCGCTGGAAGCGTTGCGGGACTACATACGGCACAAACCGACATGTCCGCGCTTCATTCAAGTTCGGTTCGCGCCAGAGCCTGGGTGGGTGTCTAGCTCCTACGTGAAACCGTGTAATTGTGGCCTGGAAGCCGTTCTGGACGCCCTCCTCCAAGGAGCCGGACGCCAGACCAAGACTCCGCAGGCCCGTGCGCTGCTGGGTCAATGGCTAGAAGAGGACGCCACAGCGTCAGACGTGCCCGTGCCCGATCCACCTCGGATGTCGTTACGCCAAGGAGCCGCACACCTAGATGGAGAGACGCAGAAATGACCGCACTGTTCCTGGCTGTCCTGCTCGCGGGTCCGACCGAGCCTGTCTATCAGTACCGTGCCACCTTGGCGCGCGTGATCGACGGGGACACATACGAGATGAACATTGATCTTGGTTTCCACGTGCATGTGATCGAGGCAGTCCGGTTGTATGGCTGGGATTGCCCAGAACGGTATACGGTCGAAGGCAAGGCGGTGACGTTGGAAGCGACAGAGATATTCAAGGCAGCGACTGTGATCATCGTGGAGAGCTACCGCGGCGAGCGGTCGTTTGACCGTTGGATCGCGAAAGTCTGGGTAGATGGCGTGGACATCGGCGAACGTCTGGCACCGGCCTGTACGCAGAGGCTGCGCTGATGAAGATCTACCGTCTTATGGCCGATGCGGTGTTCCGTGCTGAGAGCGTGGACGATGCGTTCATCGTACTCGCCGAGCATCTGACGCGCCTGGTGAATCGTGTGGGCGAGATCCCGCAGGTGTTGCTGGCCGGCAGTCTGAAGATTGAGCCATACGAGCAAAAGAAACGCGAATTATGAAGACCCGCCGTATCGCGCTCCGCTCGCTGGCCAACGGGAAGATCGTCTGCGCCGAGAATGGCGGTGAGCAAGCGCTCATCGCGAACCGTACTGAGATCGGCGCATGGGAAACCTTTGAATTGATTGAGCTCGATGAAGGCAACGGCTATCCCGCCCCTGCCCCTGATCTGCCATTCGTGCCTCCCCAGCCAGCGCCGGCCCCTAGCCCGCCCGATGTCCGGCCCCTATCCGGCTCGGGCTGGTTCGCCCTTGATCGGCTGGTGCGCGTGACGACGGAGGCCGACGGCGAGTTCATCAATCGCGGCTATTCCTACTGGAGCCAAGCCGTCATTCTCGGCGATGCGGCCTACGTGTTCGCCGGCAACGCCGACGGCGAGGTGTACTTCTTTCAAGTCACGGCGAACGGGCACGTGGCGCGGCTGGGCGCGCTGCTACCCTACCGCGGCACCGGCGAAGGATGGTATCTCGACGCGGAGGGCTGGGTGTATTTACTTGAGGGACCGCGGCTCAGGCGCGTCAACCCGCTCAGCGGTGAGAACCGCGTCGTCTTCGACATCAGCGACGAGCACCCTGGCTGCGTTCTCTGGCAATCGCACAGCAGCGACTCGGGGCAGACGCACTGCGCGACAGTCAAGCGCATCGTGAACGACGGCTCGTATCCGGCCATCGGGACCGTGGTATTCCGAAACGGCCGGCAAGAGTACTTCCCGGCACAGGGCACGCTGGACGAGTCAGCGCTGGCCGGCGACGAGTGGCTGATTATCAAGGAAGACGACGACAACAGGATCATCAACCTGCAGACGCGTGAGACGCGGCTGATTCGCGACCGCGAACGCGCGCTCGGGCATTCTGATTGTGGGCCGGACTTCATGGTGGGCGAAGCGGACAAGCCGGATCCTGGTGCCTGCGTGATCTGGAATCTGCGTGATCTGAATAGAGGGCCGCGGATCTTGTTCCACACGACGAACATGGGCCATGTCTCGGTGAGGAACGGCATCTGTCTATTGAGCGATGACACACACCTCAGTCTTGTGTCACTGGCGGGCGGCAGTGTCGTGTCGTTTCTCGCGCACGGAATGATTGGGAGCGGGTACAACTATCAGTGCATAGCGAACTTGTCACCGTGCGGGCGGGTGGCCTGCTACATGTCCAATCAGGGCAGCGGGCGGTTTGATGTGTTTCTGACGCCAATACCGGCGTAAATGTGAATGGAGCGACAGCATGAGCAACGACGTAAAGATGAACGATCTTGTTGGGAAGGCCATCGATTCACTGCACGAGTTTTTCGATAACAAGGGGCAACGAACATCGAATGACATCGCGGCAGCCCGTGTTGCGTCCAGTCTCTTAGCTACGAATGCGCGAGAGAAGCAAGCGGCTGGGGCTCGCGACGCGCTGAGTTTCATGATCGCGCGTGAGCTGTCGACTGATAAGTCTCAGTTGGAGAATTTCCTGACGGCGGCCATGCCGAATGCCGCAGTGTTGAAGGCATTGCCGACCGCTAGCGAATCATAAGTAGTAGCAGCCCAGCACTGCTCAGCGACGCGACGCGATGCGGCGCAGAGCTAAGCTTAGCAAGGCTTAGCACAGTTCAGCAAAGCGATGCGATGAACTTATCGAAAGATGGTTGGAAGGGCACAAATGTATCAGATTGATGGAACTCTGAAAGGGAAAGCGCCGTTTCTGTCGAACCGCTATACAGAGAAGGCGCGGTCAGGAAAACTGAGGCCAGAGGAATTGCTGGAAGAAGCGACACGGCGTGTGTACCGTGACGAAGAGACGCAAGCTCTTATCTGGCCATCGTGGAACATCAAAAAGTGTTTCATGGATGGCGCGCGTTTGGGGGAAGTCAAGCACGGCAAGAAGTCCATCGTCCAATATCTGCAAGCTCTCATGATCGTGGACGGTGATGGCCAGTTCGGAAGAGTCGATTACGATGGGCTCCATGTGTGCATGGGCCGCATTCCTCCAAAGACTGGGCCGATGGTGAAGTTGTATCGACCGAAGCTTGATCCAGGATGGGAATTGTCGTTCCGGCTATTGATTGCTGACACAACGCTTCACCCTGACACGATGAAGCAAATCATCAACTTCGCTGGACTGCTCGCCGGAATCGGCGCGTGGCGTCCAGAGTACGGGCGCTTTGTGTTGGAACGCTTCGTGGTGTCAGGTATGGACGGAACCAAATCGACAGAGCCGGTCAAGGCAAAGGCGAAGCGGGCGGCGGTTGCCTAACTGACATGACGGACGAAGAGATCATCACGCAGATTAAAGCATCAGAGGGCTGGCCCGCTTTCACGATTCATCCGCACGACTTCGGGGGGCCAACGAAAGGCGGCGTGACGCTCGAGACGTTGCGGCTGTGGCGGCGCGATCCGCAAGTCACCGTCAACGAGCTGCGGAAGCTGACCGAAGAGGAAGCCGACGCCATCTATGCGGTGTTGTATCTCAAGCCGTTCGAGGCCATCCAGGACGCTGAGCTCCGCCACTACCTCGTCGACCTCGGCGTGTTGCGTGGCCCGCGTAAGGCGGCACAGATGTTACAGGACATCGTCGGCGCAGAGTCTGACGGCTGGATCGGCCCGAAGACGCTGGCGGCGATGTCGCATTTCGAGCCGCACGATCTGCTCGTTATGCTGATCGGGGCGCGCTTCGCCCACATTGCCCAGCGGGTACGGGACGATCCGACACAGCGACGGTGGGAGCCTGGCTGGCGGGCACGGAATCGGGAGTTTCTGACGTGACAGGCGTGGATCGGATGGAGGCCCTTGGGCGATCTGGGATCACGGTTTCTGTGTGTTGCGGGCCGTGTGGATCAAATGCGTTCGCGTGGACAGTTCAGGTACTGACGCGAGATGGTCAGGAATTTGAGCGTCCCTTTGCGGCGAAGAGTTTTGACCATGCGATTGATATTGTTGAAATTGAAATAGCCCAGCGCGGATGGGGGCCGCAAAGCCATGGCTGATCTGAAACCCTTACCGCCGTCGCTCGCAAGCAAGCCTGGCGTTGCCTTCACGGACCCGCCCGCGAAGTTGATCCTCGATGTCAGCCGGCACATCAACGAAGTCTTGGCGACCTTGCCAGCCGATACACAAGGGGCCATTGTGGCCGTGGGCACGGATCGCGGGATCAACGTGGCAGTCGTGCATAAAGTGAATGATCGATTCGCGGTGAGCGCCTGGATCGGGAAAGACTGGGGCAGTAAGGTGACGGGCGGGGCGATGGTGCGCGCGACGTGGTGAGTCTTCGTGCTTGTAAATGGCTGATTCTGTGAGACTATTTGCGGAGAGGGAAGACGAGTCGGCCCCCCGGCGCTGTGTGGCAGCCACCGGGAGGCCTGAGCCGAAACCGGCACCGTGGCAAGCGGCGCCTTTTCCGGCCTGACAGGAGCGTACAACGAAATCGCGTGGCCAACCGTACACGGCCACGAGACAGGACGTGCCGGGGCATGACCTGGCCCCAGTGGTTTGACATGCTTTTCAAGCTCATCACGGTCATCGTGATGGGGTACCTCTTTTTTTTCCGCACCGGACATCGCCTCGGTGTACGTGACACGACTGTGGACATCAAGATCGCTGAAATCGACCGCTTTGACGCGAAGCTCGCTGAAATCCGGAAACTGGTCGCGGAGGCCGGCAAGCGGATGTCCGACAAGTTATCGAGCTTGCAGGGTATCTCTGGATCCATTGAGCTGGTCGTCCGAGAGATGACCTCCATGCAGCGCGAAAACGAGAAGATCAGCGACATGCTCGGCAACATGCGGGAACGGATCGCGAAGTGCGAGGCGCGGCAGTGGCCACAGGAACAACGATGAGCCGAGGCGTCTTGTGGCGAGCCATTGATGCGGGTCACCATGACGATCCTTGAAGCGGCAAAATGGATTCAAGATGTCGGTGTGTACGGCATCCTTATCCTCATTATCTATGGTGGGTGGAAACAGTGGTGGGTGTTCGGATGGCAATATACAGACAAAGCTAAAGAGTGTGAGTCGTGGAAAACGATCGCACTGAAGGGCCTCTTTGTGGCGGAACGGATTGTGACATGAAGAAAGCCTTAAATTGGTTCGGGCGTATGTGGCGCTTTATTTTCAGCCTCGGGCACGTGGCCGTGGTCAGCGATGCCGAGCTTGAGGACGCAGAATTACGCTTGCGCGGCCTCGAAGCACGGGTCGCTGCCAGCAGATATCGGTCCAGGCCAGGTCAGTAATGAGCGTGCGCGATATATTATGGATACAATTAGTTATTTCGTGTGTGGGCTTATGCGTGAGCGCATGGACATTACGAGATGCGTGGCATAACCACCTCGCATGTAAAGCCGATCCAGCACACTCAGGTGAGCGGATTGTCGCGCGGGGCGACCTGATCGGAGAGGCAGGAAGGGTCATTGCACATGCATTCATTGTGATTTTATCAACGATCGTCCTGATGGCCGTGCTGAGTAATCGCTCGACGTTGGTCTTATTGAGAATTAGTGTCTTGATCGGGATTACGACGGTGTTGGCCGTGAATTCTATTAATAGCTTACTGACACGTTGGAAGCTCGCGAGATTCTTCCAAGCCATGGATCACATCGAGGCGGTTCAACGTGTCGTATGGGCAACTGTCGCTGAATTGATCGTCAGCAATGATGCAGCCGGCATTATTCGCGACGCCTCCGCGCCAGCCGGAAAGATGTTCGGTTATGCACATGCGGATTTGATCGGTCGCCATGTGGATGATTTAGTTCCGCATGATCTCAGAACGACGCATGCAGCGCATCGCGCTGACTATGCGATGCATCCGAGATTGCGACCGATGGGGCAAGAAGGGTCGACGATCCGTGGCCGCCGGCGCAATGGCACCACGTTTCCAGTCGCGATCCAGTTGTGTCCTGCGACGATTCGTGGTGAATCATGCGTGCTGGCAATCATCGCAGACATGACGAAATGGGTGGATAACGGTGTCAAATAAAGAGTCGCACTGAAGGAGACCATAGTTGAATCCCTTACTGATCGAAGCCACGGCGTCCATTCTCCGGCATGTCTTGACGAGCGGTGCGGTGTATCTCGTGGCGCGTGGCATCTGGACGCCAGAGGAAGCCAGCACGTACGCAGCAGCTGCCGCGATGGGTCTCATTGGGATCGGCTGGTCGCTGTACCAAAAGCATGAGGCTCGGATCAAATTGGTTACGGCGCTGGCGATGCCGATCGGGACGACGGAAGAGACCTTGGAGAAGACGATCGCGCAGGGCGAGCAGGCAGCCGTGAGCACGCCGAAGACGGAGATCCCGTTTCGCGAGGCCAAGCCGTGACGATATTGTTGAGGCTCGCGGAAGTGGCCCGCCGGCTGGGCGTTGATGTGCAGACCGTGCGTCGGTACATCGAAAAGGGAGCCTTACCAGCAGTCAAGCTGCCCTCAGGACATTGGCGCGTGCGCGAGGATGCCGTAAAGGCTTGTCTGAGCGAGCGCCCTGCCGATCGCTCCACGTAGCACATAACCCTATCAAACGCTATCAAACTGGCCCCACCACCCTAGTATCTCACTCGACATCGGCGCAGAATTGACCGCGGATTGCCCCCGATCCCCGCATAAGAACTGTCGGCGGGCAATGTCGGAACCTTTGCGGCCTGACGCGGTAGTGAACTGATGCCATTTGTCCAGGTGGCGAGCGGCGAGAGCAATACCACATCGTTAGCCGTCAGCTTTACCAATCCTGTGACGGCTGGCAATCTCCTGGTGTACTGCCTCAATAAATTCCCAGGTGCTGACGACACCATTACCGACAATCGGAATACCGTCGTCAACGACCGAGCCGAAATAGAGACGACCGATAACGCCGCCGCCGTCTGGCGCGTGGCGAATGCGGCAGCAGGCACCACGACGGTGACGGCGACCGGTGGCGGCTCAGGCGCACGGTTGTTGATCATCGCAGAATATGACCAGATCGCGACCGTTGCGCCGATCGACCGGACAGCTGGGGGCTCCGCCTTCGGGGCCACGCTCACCTCCGGTCCGACGGTCGCCACGACACAAGCCGATGAATTGGTGATCGGATTCGGGGCCTGTGGAAACAGCGCTGCGTCGCCGCTGACGGCCGGCAGCGGCTACACGTTGCGGCTCAGCGTCGCGAGCGCACAGAACAAGGTCAACGGCTTAGAAGACAAGATCGTCTCGGCAACGGGCGCGCAGACCGCGACCTTCACGGCGGCCAGTAGTTCCAATTATGTGTGTATCTGCGTCACGTACAAGATCCAAGTGCTCGTCGCCACGCTCGATCAGGAAGGCTACCGGTGGCGCAATGATGATGGGAGCGAAACAACCGCGACCTGGAAGGCTGCGCAGGACACCACCGTTACCTTGAATCCGAGTGACGTAGCACGGCTACGCGTGATCGTCAACGCGACGAACGATCCGGCGAGCGCGAATTACAAGCTGGAGTATCGCAAGGTGGGTAATGCGAGTTGGAAGAATATCGATACGTTCAATTGATGATGGGTTGATGCTGTGACACTCGCGAACGATTCGATACTGGTGACGCCCGGTAGCGGTAGCACTGTCGCGACGCATGTTGTCTCAGGTAAAGAGCATCAGGTCGTCATGCAGGCCGATCCAGATGGTCATTTACAGGGCTCAGCCCCGTCGTACATTTTCTATCAACACCCCAGAGTCACCACGGCTGCAGCTACTGATTTCTTTGATATCTTCAACGCGACTGGCAGCGGCAAGATCATCCGACTTCGCGCGATCTATCCGATTCAGTTGATCACGGCGGCCAACGCGATTGTCCCATCCTTTGAGTTCCAATGCTTCCGTACCTCTGCGGTTGGCACCGGCGGCACAACAGCGGCGTTTGAAGGCGCTGCAGCTCCTGCGGCTGGCGCCGGAAATATATGTCGTCTGTCCACGGCGGATGCTGGCACGCTGCCAGCGCAAATCACAGCGCGCACGTTGCCGACTGGCGGTGCCACGGCTGCGGCGTTCCTGTTTAACATTCCCTTGCTCACCGAAGAAACGAACGCGGCCCCGTACTTGACGCAGGGGATCAATTGGTTTCCGCAACTGCCGTATAACCCGCCCTTTGAGTTGCAGGAAAACCAAGGGTTCAAGGTGCGGCAGATCACGGCGACCGCATCCACTGGGTGCAACTTCGGCTGGTTGTTGGCTTTTGCGGTGATTCCATGATCCCGATTACGACGAAGCGGTGGGTATTCACGACGGCGAAGACGAACTTTCTCATGGAGGACGTCGACGCGACGCACGCGATGGTCGTGTATTTTGTCATCGCCACCTGTGCCAAATCCAATACTGGTAATGTGGCGGCGGATATTGGCCTGGCGACGGCAACGCTACCCACGATCGTCAATGACAACGCGACTGGCGGGCTCGGCATCGCGTTTACTCATGGGGGCATCGCTTCGGGCGGTGGGGCGGTGGCTAATCTTGGCGGTGCGCCGTTGGTCATTGGCGCGGCTGGTGAAGATTTGCGCGTGACGTGTTCGGCTGCAACGGGCGGCGACGTGCGCTTCACGGTTGGGTATCAGATGCTGAATTTGGCAGAAAGCTAAACCGTGGTTTAGGCCATGGCCACACCGATATATCTCGTCTCGACTGAAACCACCCCCTATGACTCTGTCAACACGACAGCCGTGGAGGATGGTCAGATTCGGGATGCGCTGCGCGCGACGAAATCGGGCGCGTTTCAAGCGCGCATGGATGCGACCGCCGGAGGCACAGAGATACGCGCCTATCTGAGCGATCCGGCGCTTGGATCTGTCGCGTGGTATTCGGAACGGATCGCCGCGGAGGTGACGATCAGCGGCGCCATCACGGTGGCGGTCTACGCCAAGATCTCGGTGTCCACGGTGAATGCGCGTCTCCGGTTCAAGCTATGGAAACGCACGGCTGGCGGGAGCGAGATTGATACGTTCATCGGGCAAGGCGACGGGGATGCCGCGCTGACGATCACGACGGCGTTGCACACGTTGACGATCACCCCACCGACAGCCATTACCCTTGCGCCAGAAGAACGCCTGATCGTCCGCGTGTATGCGATTCCGTCTGCAGGGCAGACCATGGACGTGGGTCTCGTGACGATGTTTTATAACGGGACCGTGGCGCAATCAGCCGAAGCGAAACTCACGTTCACGGAAACCCTCACCTTCTTCAATAATCAAACGACGCTGTATCTGCGTTCATCTCAGACGATAGGGGTCGGATCCTTCTATGATCTCTTGCCGGCTCAGGGATCCGCCACGACCTGGGCGACGGTCGCGGTGAATGGTGCTGAACAGCAATGGACGATAGCCCCAGGCGCGACGTATGCGAAGGATTTCGTTGGCATCGGATTCGCAGATACGACGAACGCCACCACGTATACGTCTGGCGGATTCGTTCCGGAACTCAATCGCTTATATCTCTTAGCAGTGTTGCATTCTGATGCGGCTCCTGAGGCGACGGTTCCAACCATCACGACGGATACGGGCTTGAATTTCGTACAAATAGCGACGGTCCCATTCAATACGATCGCCTCGAATGTTCATCGTCTGACGTTGTTCAGGGCCATGAAAGCCTCAGGGGTGGCATTTGGAACCGTCACGGTGAATCTGGCCGACGCGGCGACTGGGTGTTGTTTCCATCTCACGGAAGTGGATGGTGTGGTCGCGACTGGAACCGATGGGGCGGACGCGGTCCGGAATATCGTGACGGGGAGTGTGAACGCAGGAGCGAATCCATCGATTACCCTTGCATCGTTTGCGAATGCCGCCAACGGAACCTATGCATGTTTCGGGTCGGACATCGCGACTGTGCCCACGGCTGGATCTGGGTTCACCACGCTCTTGCACACCACCTATAGCACCCCGACGACCGGGTTATTCACAGAATGGAACACAGCCAACGACACCACGGTGGATTGTACCATCGCATCGTCCGATTGGGGAGGCGTGGCCCTTGAATTGGTCGCGGCGGCTGCGGGATCGCCCTTGGAATGGATCACGAAACGGTTTCGAGATGGCTTCACGTTACGGCCTGTCACGGGATCGTATTCCTGCCGGTTTGATGCACACGAATCCAATAGTTTGGCCAATGCCACGCCACGACTGAAGCTGTTTCGCTGGCGGGATGGGGTCGAGACGGAATTTCTGAATGTGAAACATCCCAGCTTTGAGTTATTGCTCGGTGTGGCGACTGGGGTCAACATTACGAGCGAAATAGCGGGCCAACTCACACAAATGGATTTCTCGCCAGACGATCGACTGGTTCTGCGGCTGTTTGCTACCAATGCGGCGGCCTTGACGTTGGGGACTGGCTATACCGCGACTGTGCGCTACAACAATGTCTCTCCGGATACGACCTCGCTGACGTTGTTGCAAACTGCGACGTTCAAAGAAGAAAGCGATCCGGCTGAGACAGGCGTGATTCCAGATGGGCTCTCTATGGGCGGCATAGGCAACTAAAATTCATGTCGCTCCTGATCTTCTGGCCCACCGGGACAGCCGCTGAAATCGTCCTCAAGACGAGCGCGAATATCGCCGCGTCTGGTGAAGCGACAACCGCGCAGCTCACCGCGCCGGCCGGCAAGACGAGTGGCGGGAATTTCCAAGCCGGTCGAATCCAAGACGACGAGAATCCCCCCGACGCAATCGATCTTGCAGCGGACAAGTACACCGAGCTCGAGTGGTCAATCCAGGTCACAGCCACCGCCGAAGTTGGGGCGCAATACGAATTCCGGGTTACGAATAACGGCATCCCGCTCGATACCTACACCGTCACGCCCACCCTGACAGCGGGATCGGTCGGGTCGGTCGCGGCGGCCTCTGGCGTTGGCGCAGCAACGGCCGTTGGTGCGGCCACCGTCTCATCGACCGCTGCCTCTACTGGCATCGCTGTCGCCTCTGCTGTTGGTGGATCCACCGCAGCGACGACGGTCACGGCCGCAGGGGTAGGCACGGCGAGTGCCGTCGGTGGGTCGGTCGTCGAGACGGGTGGGGCCTCCGTAGGAACGGGAACAGCCAGTGCGGTCGGTGTGCACATTGGCACCGGTGACGGGGCCTCAGCGGGAATTGGGACAGCGTCCGCCGCGGGTATTGCGCTGGGCACCGCGGCCACCGTCGGTTCAAGTGCCGGCCTTGGAGCGGCGACTGGCGTGGGCAGTTCCACCGCCGCTGCCACCGCCGCAGCTTCGGGCACCAGTGTTCCGGTAGCCGTGGGCGCGTCGACAGCCGCCTCCACCGCTAGTGCGGCCGGCATCGGTACAGCCTCGGCGGTTGGCCGGCAGATTCTGAGCGTTGTCGCAGCGGCGAGCGGCGTCGGTACGCCCGCCGGCGTAGGGGCCGTGACGGTTGCCGCGACTGGGGCGGCGGCTGGGCAGGCGACCGTGTCAGGAGGCGGTCTTGCCCTCGGGACCGCGGCGACTGTCGGATCCAGTGCCGGGACGAGCACGGTGCTTGCGACCGGTCAGTCCACGGCTGCATCACCAGCCACCAGCGCTGGCGTCGGCATGGCGTTGGCTGTCGGCACCTCCACCGCCACGACGACCGCGACGGCCGCCGGCACCAGCACAGTGGCGGCGGTGGGGCGTCTGATTCTTGAGGCCGCCTTCGCCTCGAGTGGTGCATCGACGGCGACCGGGATCGGTGCGGCCACCATCGCAGGAACAGCTACCGCCACAGGTCAGAGCACCGTCACGGGCGCTGGCTTGGCCATGGGCACGGCGGCGACGGCCGGCACCAGCGCTGGCCTCGGTACGGTGGCCGGGGTCGGACGCTCGACGCATGCCGCCACGGCGGCGGTGGCCGGCGTCAGTCCAGTGTCAGGGGTCGGAACCCGGATCCAATCCAGTGTAGCGGCGGCAGCTGGCATCTCCACTGTCACGGGAACCGGGCACGCATTCGCTGGTGCGACGGCAACCGCCTCTGGCACGGCCACAGTTGTCTCGGTTGGTGCGGCCACGTTCGCAGGGACCGGCTTCAGTGCTGGGCAAGCGCTGGTCATTGGGCTGAGCGTCCCGCCTGTTCCGTCTGAGCCGACCGACTTCTTTACCGTGCTGATGCAGGATCGCTGGTTTGACGTCGAGACGTATCCGCACTGGGCTATCGTGCCTGAGCAAGTCCGAGAATTTGAGGTCATGGCATGAGGAAGCCTGGCGACTTGATCATGAAAGATCCCACCGCGGACGAGCCGCAAGGGTTCGACTGGACCGCATGGCTCGCAGAGCTCGGCGTTGGCACCATTGTCGTGACGAGCAGTTGGACTGTGGCGGGTTCCGATGCGCTGTTGACCACCCATGATCCCATCATTGTCACTGGCGGACTGAAAACACAGGTATATCTCGCGGCTGGCACACTCGGCGTGAAGTACGAAGTCACGAATCGGATCCAAACGAATAGTGCGCCACCCGTCGTGGATGAGCGCTCATTCAAAGTCTTAGTCACGAATCGCTGAGAAGAACTGAGAGGACGATGTGTCGAAAGGCGATACGTTCGAGGCCGATCTCTTAAAGCTGACGTTTCAAGCTGTGGCGATTGCCAACATCGCAGACAACGCCGCCACGTCGCCCCTGGCGAGTCTCTTTGTCAGTCTGCATACGGCTGATCCAGGAGAAGCAGGCACGCAAGCGACGAGCGAGATCTCGTACACCGGGTACGCGCGTGTCGCGGTTGCACGCACCACTGGTGGCTGGGCCATCACGGGTAACAGCATTTCGCCAGTCGCCAACGTGGATTTTGGGGCGATGACCGGTGGTACTGGCGGAACGGTGACGCATTTTGGTGTGGGAGTCGCGGTGTCTGGTGCGACGAAGTTGCTGTACAGCGGCACGGTGACCCCAAATATTGCGGTGACCACTGGTGTCACTCCACGCATCACAACGGCCTCGACCATTACGGAAGACTAACGCTGATGCCGACCGCTCCGATGCGCCCGTGCGCGGAACCCAACTGTCCCGAGCTGGTGCAGAGGGGTCGGTGTGCCCAGCATGCGGTCCAGCAGGAGCACCAGCGCAGCAATTACGAGGTACGCCGCTGGTACCGCACCGCACGGTGGAGACGGCTACGAGAGCAGGTACTCAGGGATCAGCACCATGTGTGCGCACGCTGTCGCAGGGTGGAAGCGGTACTTGAGGTCGACCACATCGAGAAGCATGGTGGCGAAGAACACCGATTCTTCAATCGTGCAAATCTTCAAGGATTGTGCAAGATCTGCCACAGTGCAAAAACCGGTAGAGGTGAGTGAACGATATGGGAATGGGGGGGGATCGCAATGTTCGTAAGTGATGCACGCGCGAAC